ATTGCTAAAAAGTCTTGGGTTTTGTTCTGTATATAACCATTTGAGTATTTTATGCTGATTAGATACATCTGATATATATGTTTCAATCTCCATTCTTTTATTTGGAATTTTATTATCCTTCATAAACCCTGCTGGAAATATAGTAAGTTTCAAGTCAAATGGGAATATGTATGTATCATCTAATTTTACAAAGAAGTCAATATTTTTTATTTTTCTGGGAGTTTGAATGATATTTGATTGAGTTAAAATTAAGTCTTCGATAAGGTCGGAACATTTTTGATTATACCATTGCCAAGTCATATAGTTTTTTAGTTGTTTGACAAGTTTTATTTCAATCTCTTCCTGCAATTTTTTGTAGGAAGATACATCTATGTTTCTGATTATTTTATTCATATTTGAGTTAAAGTCGTCTTGATGAACAGAAGAACTTTCAACGCACATTTTAGAGAGTTCCGATGATAACTCATTAACATATTCAATAGATAGGGGTGTTTTCTTACTAAGTATATATTGTATAATTTCTTCTACATCTGTTGTAGCGAATACGTTAATCCGAAGGGTTTTTATGTTTATTTTTTTATTTTTTTCCTTGCTAATTTCAACCAAATCATCCTTCGTAAATGAGCGAATCATTAAATATTTTATTCCATTTGGATTATTATATAGTGTATTCAAATCATTATTTTTATTATACAACCTTTCACATACATCGAAATCTACAATTGTTAAAGTCAAATCACTTGAAGCCATATATACTTTTATGGTATTATATTTACATTATTTTAGCATCAATTTTTGGTCGTTTGTTTTAATTGTGGTTAAAAATTATCCCTAAGATATTGCTTCGTAATTTGATATACACGACATATACACAGACTTTTAGGATATGAATTATGAATTACTATGGGCAATTATAGAAGGTTCGTTTAGTATATAAAAAATGATTAGGTTAAATTCTGTGAAAAGGTTTAACGATTTTGTATGTATATAGTATAATGACTAATACAATCGATGATGATATAAAACTTAACAACATAAAATCATCATATATCACAATAGACTACTCGAAGAAAACTCGTGAAGAACTTATTGTGATTTGTAAGGGAAAAAATATCAAGGGATATAGTGGAAAGAAAAGAAATGAAATCATAATACTATTAGAAAAAATAGGTATCGTAAGTGATTTAACAGAAACTCAACCAACAAAATTTCCTATACCACAATATCTTGGTTCTAAAACAAAATACATAGAACATATATTAAAATATATCCCAACTGGTGTAGAGAGTATATTAGATGCGTTCTCTGGTTCTGGTATAGTATCCTATGCGTTTAAGCAAAATAACTATCGGACATTATCAAACGATTTTCTTAGTTATAATGCTATCATTACAAAGGCTCTCGTCGAAAACCAAAATATAAAACTTACTTATGAAGATACTGAAATGCTATTATCGGATAATCCTCTAAAAGGCAACTTTATTGAAAAAGAATTTACTGATTTGTATTATACAAGGGACGAATGTATATTCTTAGATAATCTTCACTCTAATATATTAAAATTAGATAATGAATACAAAATAGCACTTGCTTTTGCGTCAATAGGTAGAACCTTAATTCGTAAAATTTTGTTTGCATATTTCTGCCATACAAAAGCACTTGACTATCGTAAAGATGAAAAACACTGGAAAAGGAATCCTGTAATTAATAGCAATATGAAAGAATTATTTAGAAAATATATTACAGAATATAATAATGCTGTAATAAATAATAAAATGGATAATACGAGTTATAATACAAATATTCTATTGTCTGCTAATACATTTGATGTTGATATGGTTTATATGGACCCTCCTTATGGCGGAACACATGCGGACTATGGAAGTTATTATCACTTTCTTGAAACATATATAAATTATTGGAAAGATGAAAAACTATTCAATACTACAAAACAACCAAAAAATAAATTGACTAAAAGTAAGTTTGCGACAAAGGATGTTATTAATGCGTTCGAAGAACTATTTGAAAAATGTAAAAACATAAAATACTGGATGATTTCCTATAACTCAAATGCTAATCCTAAAAAAGATAAGTTTATTGAAATGATACAAATCCATAAAAAGAATATCGATATAAAAGAGATTTGTCTTTCTAACAACAATGGAGGGATGGGATTACGAAAAGATTCTAAGGAATATTTATTCATCTGTTATTAAACCGTTATATGGTGACAGATTGATTAATCTCTTCCAATTCGTGTTCGAAGCATAGGTTATGGACGATTAGGTTGTTTGTTCGTCCGACACGTTGGGCTCTTCCGATTGCCTGTTGTTTATCTACCGCCATCGAGTGAAAGATGATAACATCCGTCGCATAATTGATGTCAATGCCGTATCCTGCGTATTGCGTCGTTAATAAGATGACATTGATGATGCCGTTTTTAAAGTCTTTCAATACATTCATCATATGCGACGTATTCCCTTTTAATTCGGCAAATGTGATGCCATTCGACACTAATATTTTGATGATATTCGTAAATACATCCACCTTGCTAAACACAATAAACTTGCCGTCAGGCTTGTTCTTTAATATCTCCAACAACGTATCCTCTTTATTCAGGATACCCTTGCCAATCTTGCTATTTCCCGCAATCTCATTGGTAAGAGCATTGGCATCCGTAGCACCCGCACCCTTGCCGCCACCGCTACCGCTCACGCCGCTTTCGCTGCTAACAATTGCCGTTAGGTTCTCTGTGCTTTTAATATCGGCACGGCAATCAGGGCATCGCTTCGCAATCGCCGTATTAAAGGTAGTTGCGGTAGTCGCGTTAAGAAACTTGAAGAGGCATCCGCCACAGAATATGTGGGTACATTCGAGAATAATTGGTTGCGACACATTATCCAAGCAAATCGAGCATATTTTGCTGTCGATTTCGGTGATTCGCTCTGTCAAATCCTTTATTTTTCCTTCAATCGATGCGATTTCGACGTCAATGGTTTTCAGGCGATTTGCCTTCGTCTCTTCGAGTATATCGAGACTCGCGATATACTCGCGTTCTCTGTGCTTATTCGAGAGGTTTTTATTCATATCCGCACAAATCAACGCTGCCATCCCTTCTTCGGTCTCGTTCTTCCCTCCCAAGTCTCTAATCGCCCCTGAAATATCGTTGGCGTTAATCTTGTCCAATATCGAACTGTTGATGTATTTCTTGATGATTTTCAGATATTTCGACATTTTACAGAGATGATAATGCTCGATGATGGGCGGTATCTTGAAACTCTCCTTGACAAAGTCCTTATTACACTTTACTAAGATGTAATTGATATAATCCTCACGGAGGATATCCTTGATATTATAGTATTGCGAATAAGACGACGACGATATCTTGTGGCACATATTAAAATACGTCCCGCTAATGAGCCAAACGAACATATAGTTGAATACCTCGATTTTGTTGATAATATCGTGGCATTCGTCAATCATAATACGCTTCCAGTTATATATAAAATACTTCGCCGTGTTGGCAATTGGAACATTATAGAAGTCGAGTAATCTATCGAGCGTCGTGTTCTTAATGAGGACGACGTCGTATTGATTGAAATAATTGATGATTTCCTGTTGATTGTCGTGGGTGAGTGGTGGCATATTCTTCTTGATAAAAGTCAAGTCGTCGATTGCGATATATTTGAGGTCGGTCGATTCCTTCAACGTCTTTTCCCATTGGACGTACACGGGTCCGCGTGGGACGATAATGAGCGTCGCGTTAATCATCGTATCTGGATTCGGCAAACTGAGATTCTGCGTTTCGGCTGTAAAGTAATTGTATGCTCTCGCACTGTGGAAACTGTGAATCTTCGCCGTATTCACGTGTATATTCTCCAACGGATTATGAGCGATAATCGACAAGGCGGTTAGCGTCTTGCCATACCCGACGATATCGCCGATAATACCGATATTTGTAGAAATCTTGATGGTTGCCTCTCGGTTTCTGTATGTGGTTGAACCGACATTCTCCATATAGATTGCCTTGTATAAACACGCTAATTGATGGGGTTTGAGGACTTTCTTAATCTTACTGGGTTGTCCGCATCGCATCGAATTACCATCCAGTTCAATATCATACGTCAAAGTATCGGCAAAAGACATTTACTTACTGGGCTATTATTATTTATTATATATATATTTTATATCAATTTTTATATTCCCCAAAAAATATATAAGAATATTCTCATATAACTTATTATATACCAATGACAACCACCGACGACAACGCGATTATAGACGTGGATACCGCCGCTATCGCCACTATCGCTGATACCGATACGACTGCTACCGCAACGGATACAGAAGGCACGACTGTTACTGTGTTAGATGCTCCTGACGCCCCTGCGACTGACGCTCCGACATCTGATGCCGCTACCACTGCTCCTGCTACCGTCCCTCCCGTTCCCACAAAGAAGATTGTGTTTGCTCTCCCCGGGGACAGTTTCAGTTCAAGGTTTTTGATTTCTTGGACTGCGACATTGAGCAAACTATGGGAAACACGAAAATATGATATCATCATTTCACCTGCTACGGGTTCGTTTGTTCCCTTCGTAAGGATGGCGACGCTCGGACTCGATGTTCTTCGGGGACAAGAACAGAAGCCATTTGACGGACAACCGTTCGATGTGTGGATTACGATTGATAGCGATATTGTATTTACGTTCGAACAAATCGAAAAATTAATAGAATCTACGGAGGAACACCCCGTAGTCGCTGGAATGTATCGTATGTCAGACTTGGTGAATTATGCGTTCGTCAAGGACTGGGACGAGACTTATTTCAAGGCAAACGGCACGTTCCAATTCATCAAACCCGAAGAGGTCGCAAAGTGGAAAGAGGAGATGGATGTCAAATACTTCCCTGTCGTGTATAGTGGTATGGGGTTTATGGCGATTCGCAAGGAGGTGTTCGACAATATCAAGTATCCGTATTTTGATTCCGAGGTGATGACGATAACAACCGAGGATGGTAAGGTGATACGCGATATTTGTAGCGAAGATGTTAGTTTCTGTAAAAAAATAACACAGGCAGGGTATCAGATTATGGTGAATACGGATATCCGCGTAGGACACATTAAACCGCTCATAATTTAAAAAATTAATTTAATATAGAGATAGCGATAGTTCATCTATGATTGAAATACAGAGTCTGTTTAACTATTTATACTGGCTTATAGAATATATAGGCTATGCGAACTTTATAATCGTTCTTGCGATTCTATACATCGCATATTATTTACTATCAAATACATTTATGTTTATTATGTGTATCGGAATCGGTATTGCGATAGGCGTATATTTAAGTTATGTGATGCGACAAATGTAATCCCTTATTTTTTCACTTCTTCAATCACATTACTTGGAACAACACCTTCGGGAGTCGCAAGAGGACTCTCGGGTATCACTTCGGGAGTCGCCAGAGGACTCGCTTGAATCTCGGGACTCGCTTGAATCTCGGGACTCGCTTGAATCTCGGGACTCTCAGGACTAACTACGGCTATCGGCTCGACAATCGGTTCTTTACTGCTACTAAATGGCGACATTGACGACAAAGAAGAAAACATAGAGGATTCTTTATCTTCTATGGGTTCTTGATACGGTTCGGGAGGAGGATTATAATTCATTTCGTTCTCGGCATTCATCCCGTTCACTTCGTTTTCGGCGTTCATTCCATTTTCTCCATTAACGCCATCCGTGTTTGCGGTAGCATCGGTAGGAACGGTGGAAGCATTGTTGCTGTTGCTACCGCCTCCAAACATAAGCCAATATACAACACTTAATATAATTAATATAAATACGAAAATAGCGATACCTATAAATACCCATTTTAAAGAATCCATCATATTATTTTCAAACTCTGCGGGTGGTTTCTTTGCTTCTTCTGGTGGCACGGGTGGCACGGGTGGAACAGGTGGCACGGGTGGCACTGGTGGAACAGGCACGGGTAGAACTTGTGGAACTGGTAGCGTAGCAGCGGTAGCAGGAGCGGTAGCAGGAGCGGTAGCAACAACAGGAGCGGTAGCAGTCGTAGCGGCGGTAGCAGTCGTAGCGACTTGTTGTGTGTATTTTTCTAAAACATTTATTAAATGGTAATGCTTGATAAGTTCGAGTTTATCTATGATATTTAATATATCCATTATAAAATTATAAGTCTTCTATAATAACATTTCAATAAAAAAATATGTATTTTATTAGAATGAATATAATAAAACCAACATTTGTGTATAAATGGACGAATAGCAAGGAATACACTACGTTTGTATTCGATTCAAGCGGAGCGAACCGCTACGACCCATCCTTCATAGTGATTCAAGAACCCATTTACCAAGACAGTAGCAAAGAAGAAGCGATGAATAAAATCGCCTATTACATCGGCGATAAAACCGCTAAAACCGCTTATTATGCGTGGGTAAATGACAAACCCTTCTTATATACCATCGGGGCGATGCGATGGAAGGGGTATGACGTCAATCCCTTTAAATCGACCGATAGGAAGTCGGACGATATTATTGAGGATAACCATAAAAATTATGGAAAGGCGAAGGAATTGTTTGAATGGACGGACGTCATCAACCTCGTTTTTAAAACCGATTTTAATTATGAAAACAAATACTATTACGACGACATTCGATTTAAAAGTAATAATTACAAGGAGGCGAACGACAGCAGGGTTAGCGAATTATACAGGCTAAACGTCGCAAATAACAAGAGAACCTCAGAGGAATATTACAATGTCGTATTTGTCGCCAAGATAGACGATGTTCCGTCGCTCATCATCCTCTTTGATAAATTAACAACCTCAAATAACACTCAACTCATCCAATATATTACCAGTTTAAACAAAGCATATTATAAATTATTCAAGAACCACACCTTTAAAAACCGTAAGGAGTTGAGCCGTTTATTCAAACTACCGAACGACGGCAAAGAATGTATTCGCATATTTTATACGACAAGAATCGTTATCACAATCTTCGCGACGGGCGTCGTCCATTTGTCGTTTGATTACCCAATCGATAATGGCGTGAAACGAAAGGATATTCACGTATCCGTCGAAGAACTCAACAAATATATTAACAAGGTTTTACATATTAACATCGTATTTAAGGAAAAGTATATTAACGCCCGTATCAAATACAACGCGTATAAAACGAAATTCGACGACCTGAAACGGGAACTCGCGGTATCCACGATATTTACGGGGTTTAAAGAGAATGAGTTTTATTACAAGCGGACGTCGAACTACACCGACAGGAGCGTAATGGATAAAGCGATGAAGAACGATATGAATAATAATAATATTCGAATGAATGCCAAGGATACCGCGGAAGTCCAAGATACGCGAATTATCGTAAAGAAGGAACACAGAGGCTATATGATTGATGTGAAAAATGCCAAATCGTTCTTCGAGTTCGAATGCTTGGAATATTGGGTATCCAAAATAATAGAAAAAGCGACCAGTGCCGACGAAAAGCAGTCGTCGAGCGATATCGTAGCGAAGTCCAAAAGCCGTGGAAGCCCCGACGGTAGCCACGGAAGCCGTGATAGCGAAAGCAGTCTCCCAGACCATTTGAGATATCGCTATATGTCGTCAAAGAGTTCGTCGAGCGGTGGCTACGTAGGTGGCGTAGGCGGAAATGAGAATAATAAATATTTAATAAATAAACTTAAAAATGCCGACAAGACTCTGTGGAATGACAATAATAAATCCCGTAAATGCCAAAAAATCAAACAGCCTATCCCCCTAACAAGGGACGAATACAATGATTTCAAAAGCAAAGGTTTGAATAAGCGGTTTGATAACTTTATCATCCATAATGATAACTATTATATCTGCCCTCGTCTGTGGTGTCCGAAAAGTAATATTCCTCTCGACGAAGGAGACCCAAACGCAAAATGCCCTGCTGCGGACGAAAAACCAATGCGACTCAACGACGATATGAAAAATAAAAACAACCCTCGATATGTCTATTTAAAGAAGAAAGACAACATCCCGTGTTGCGGTAAAAAATTGAACGCGGACGCGGCGGAAGAAGCGGAAGCCGAAGCAGGAGCCGCGGATGCTACGGTTGTTCCCGATGTCGTTCCAGAGCCAAGAAAGGTGAAGCCACCCATACCCGCAAATGACAAGAATTATATTATGAAAAATTATCCTATTTATTATAATAAACGCTATGGTGATATACCTGAGGAACTGTATAAGATACTGTATCCAAGCAATTACAAGGAATATTTAGAGAGTTGCCGTTCGCCCAACAACATCAACAAGAAGCGATGTATTTTAAGGAAGGGGCTAATCGACATCGACGAAATCCCCGAAAAATACGCCAATCGCTATGACAACATCCTCTATACCGTCGCCTATCTATTGGACGAAACCAAAGAGTCCTTTATCGAAACTGTCAAAAGCAAACTGGACGTCGTTTCCTTTATGTCGCTTGACAACGGAAACATCTGTAAAGACTTCGGCGACCGCGAACCCGTCTTATATGAATACCACAAGCAACTGTATAGCGATTTAAAGAAGCACTTGCGAAATCGAAAGTTGAAGATTGACCTGCCGAAGTTCGATGCCAAGGACGAGAAGGCGGTGTTCAAAATCTCGCGTCTCTTGTATATCTACAAGTCTTATCGGAAGTTCATAGACTATCTCTCCGCCGAAAATTACCCTGACGACAAGGGAGTCCAATATCTATATAGTCTAATCGCCTTCGTCTATAAGCGGTTGCTTATCGTTTGGGAGAATACCATCAACTCGAATAGCAATGAGCCGACCATCAATTTGCTCGTCCCCGAGTATATAAACGACATCATATCCTATTACGGATTACAGAAGAAAACCGAAATCATAATGATATTAAAAGAAAAATGGAGGACGGAGGGAAACAAGCAGGAGCAGAATGTCAATCGCGATAACAAACTCTACGAATTGATGAAGAACCGCGATAATATCCAGTTCTACGAGCCGTTAATCATTAAAACCATCAATCTCGAAAAGAAACACATGCCTTTGAGCGATTACCCGAATATCATGAAAATCATCCACTACGAGCCGAACTATACCATCTTTAACAATCTAAAATATATCAATAATCTAATCAAAGATGATAGTTTAAAATATACGATTGATACCATCATCATAAACGACAACTACACGATTGATAAGATAATGTTGCGGAACAACATACTCGTCCGCTTCAACACCCAAGGCATCATCCTGCTACCCTATTTGATAAAGGAACTGCGGATTAAAAACGTGGTATTCTTAGACGACATCGCAGACGCCACGTATAACATCACAATCGTAAATCACATCTACGCCAAGTTCATAAATAAGATAGAGAAGTTGCAAGGTTTCGGGATTGCGGTAGATTGCGGTATAAATACATATAAGGACAACGAGATTACAAAGAGCCGTCTTACAATTCGCAAAGACGCCAACGACAACAAGGGACGCGTGATACTGTTCGGAAAGAAGAACGAATACGAAGAATATAACGACAAGAACACGAATGTCATCCAGAAATGGCTCGATTTGAGATTACGCGTCCTTCACAAGTTAGTCGCCGTTATACCAGAGATTGCGACGTATCCCCGTAGTCCCCGTGTGGAGTTCATTGAACGCTTAGTCGGCTTGTTTGACCGCGACAAATCGAAGATACAGATAATCCTCGAAGAGATACCTGTATTTACAAAGCAGGGGCTGAACGATTGGTATGCCAGTACGCTTTTACACACAAAATACGATTATATTGATGGGTTGTCGGATAACTTTGTAGATAACGGAACTGAACTATTATTCACGCAATACTTGGTAAAGAAGAGGATACCGAATAGCATCCTCTATTATCACGAAGCGAACCCAAATATAATACAAGATATCCACGACGACGCGACCACCACCGTATATGATAACATCTATGATAACCCTGCGAACCCTGCTGCTGCGAACCCTGCGAACCCTGCTGCTGCGAACCCTGCGAACCCTGCTGCTGCGAACCCTGCGGACGTCGCGAAGAAACAGAGCGATATTAAGATACCTCGAATGTTTGAAGGAGAAATGAAGGACTTGAATTCGAAATGGACGAAATATAAGAAGAAGATATGGTGGCAATTGAAATATATGAAGAATGATTACGAGCCGGACTTTATCATCGAACTCTTCAATTACTTTAAATCCGTCGATAACGACATTGTAAATGACTACGACGATATCATAAAGAAGACGTTCCGTTATTATAAGCACGAGTTCAATAAAACGGAGGAGGCGACAAAGGAGGCGACCAAGAAAATCAAGGATATCTTTCGAGACCCGTATTTTTACGCGTCTTACGTGAATGCTATGAATCAATTGAAAGGCACGAAGAAAACATTTAAGACATTAGAGATATTCTTAACCTCGTATTTCAATGATAGCCCGATTGCCGAGCGAAACAAGATATTAACGCAGATGAGCGGTTCGGCTGCGTTCGTTTATCACCCGAACGAGATAACTTTTTTTACGATTTCAAAGGTTCTCAATATCACTATCTTTATTATACATAGCAGGGCGGAATATGGAAAGGCGGTTGATGTTAGTAGGAGGGCGGATGAAAAGGACTTGTCTATCACGGCATCGATTTACAAGGCGGATATGGGCGAACTTGACAGACCGCTTTTAATACTATACAGAAAGAACGATAAAACGCACCTCAGTTATTATGTGGTTCGCAATGCGAATCACGAAATCCCCATATATACGGAACTGAAAGACGCTCCCGAAGAGATTAAGACGATGATACTTACCACAAAGAAAAGCGGCACCTATTCGTCGTCGAGTAGCACAAGGACGAGCGATATTTAATGTTTATATAGTGTAGTAGGTAGGTAGAGATGAGTTTAGTAAGTCCTGATAAAATGATTAGTAAGGAATTAAAAGCTGCGTATGATGCATTAATCGCAAGATATAATACAACACAAAATTTAGCAGTTGATAAGGAAAGACGTTCTTTATTATCTGCTCTTTCTAAGTTAGAAAATGAAATATATCAAAGTCATTTTGATGCAGAAGAAAAGAGAGAAGGTTATCAACAAAAAACAAAAGATGATGTAAAAAGTAGTGATGAAATTATAGAAGCATTATTAATAAAAATTAAAACTATGAGTGAAACTATATTTAATATTATAGAAATATTGCCGAGTGATACGCCACTATATCGACTTGCTATCAATAGTGATTACTATTATTTATATAAAAAAAAAGATGGTTTATATTATGAAATAAAGAGACACGATAATGTTGTTGGAGAACAAATAAAAATTATGACACTTAAAAAAAATAAAGATACTTATATGACAACGTTGGAAGTTTTACAAAAGTTTATAATTCAAAAAATTGAAGAATTAGAGGTTGAAATAAAAAAGTATATGAATGAGGACTATATAATGGCGTATATTGAAGGAGAAAAATATACTGATAAATTATTACCAGAATATATGGTAATTTATACACAATTTCTGAGAGAATTTGATAATGGAATAGGGTCTAAAAACATTTATTATTATTTATATTATAATAAAAACACAGGCGAGTTATCATATAAAATATACGGATATGATAGTCCAGTTGGATTTGCTACTAATCCATTAAATACATTAGATGGATTAAGTGAAGTTGGATTAATAGATACATTAAATGTTTTATATGAATTTCGTAAAAAATTAATTAATATACAAAACCCTGCTACGAGAACCTCTATATTTAGAAAAATATTCGCTCCCTTGGTATTTAGAACTGGTGCTAAGGTAGCCCCATCACAATTTGGAGGAAAGAAAGCGTCATCAGCATATAAATTAAACGGCGAGAAGGTGAGCCTTTTAATCAACAAAAAGAAACTCCACAGAAGCGTCTATGTGAAGGGCAATGGTAATGGCAAAGCCAAGTATTGTAAGATTAACAATGAGTTTGTATTGCTAAGCAAATTAAAAAATAAGATTATATAGGCACGAGCGATATTTAATGTTTATATAGTAGTAGGTTAGGGAGTTTAAGGATGGATGTCGAAGATATTGAACTTTTAAAAAAGTTTATATTAACACGACTAACATCAAGGGATAAGATATTTTATACAAAGCGAGATGATAATGGCAAACATCATTTATATAGAGAAAAGGGACATTTATATTACAAAATAGAAAAAATAGAAAATGGTCTTGTTAAATATGAAGAACAAGTAATCAAAGCATCCAACAAAGATATATTAGAAGACTTTGTAATTGAAAACCAAAAAGTTATAATTGAAAAAATTGAAGAATTAGAGAAAAATATAAAAAACCTTCTAAAAAATCCTCTTTTAATAACACACAGTTTTAAAGAATTACAAAATATGAAAAAGATTTATGAAACTTCGCAGGGTTCGAAAAAAATATCCCTATATTATAATACACGGACAGATGAGTTATTATATAAAATAGGGAGCAGTGATATAATCCCCTTACCAATCGTATTTACTCCAATAGATACAATATATACATTGGAGACATTATATGAATGTAATAATCTTTTAACGAAAATGATATTTGACAGAACACGCGACATATTTGACAGAACACCTCCTGCCAATGTTAATAGTAGAGGACTTAGTAGAGGACTTTCAGGAGGAAAACGCATCGCTCCCGCTGCTCCCACCGCTCCCACCGCTCCCGCATATAAATTAAACGGCGAGAAGGTGAGTCTTTTAATCAACAAAAAGAAACTCCATCGAAGCGTCTATGTGAAGGGCAATGGCAAAGCCAAGTATTGTAAGATAAACTACGAGTTTGTATTGCTAAGCAAATTGAAAAATAAAATACTATAACAATCACCAAGATTTCCTCAACCTTATTTTTTGCTTTCTTCTTCGATAAGAGGAAGATGTGTAAGAGACGTGTGCTACCGCAATGCTCTTGATTCCAGTTTATTTATTGTGATAAATAAAAAAACAAAAAACACACAACATATATAAGCGGACTCCGTGTCTCCGCGATTCAAATCGACGCGATAATCGCGTAGGTGGCGTAAGTAAAGCATACGTCGCAATCGTCGCAGTTCATACAATTCATAACAACCATCCTTAGGCAAAGCATCGAGAACAGGGATTGGCATCCAATCGCAACCAAGGAAAACAATCGCATCGTTTGGCTTTGGCTTTATTGTTTAATGTAAAGGCATCCCATCAGTTTTCATAGACATCATTGACAATTAGAACAAATTATACCTGAACATCGTATCTAACAATCTCAACGCACACAAGTAATCATTGAAGGTATCTATACAAGACTCAAATTGTATTATGTGTGTTCTCTGTTCTCTCAAAATATCAAGTATTTTACCGTGTATAATTGATTCGTCTTTTGACGCTTCAATGTCTTGATACAACTGCTTCATTTTCTCGACAATGTCATACTTGAACGTTCCGTGTCCGTTTTCGGATTGAAGCAACACCCCGTAGGTATTCCAAAAACACCGCACCGTGTGATATGCGTTTATCTTCCTTTTTTCAAAACGAGACATAGCCATATTACGATTTAAAGTCCTTATGTCAGTTTTTATAAAAAACAAAAAAACAAAGCAAACAACAAAAGGCAATACAATGCAATTCAAGGCAATACAATGCAATTCAAGGCAATTCAAGGCAATTCAAGGCAATTCAAGGCAATACAAGGCAATTCAAGGCAATTCAAGGCAATTCAAGGCAATTCAAGGCAATACAAGGCAATTCAAGGCAATTCAAGGCAATTCAAGGCAATTCAAGGCAAGACAAGGCAAGACAAGGCAATTCAAGGCAAGACAATTCAATACATCAAGGCAAATCAAGGCAAATCAAGGCAAATCAAGGCAAATCAAGGCAAATCAAGAGGGGTGATATACTACCTGTTATAATGTTCAATTTCAAGACATCACATCAGTTTTTTATGTAGAAGCCAAGATATTAGAACAAATGTATCCAATAATATAAAAATAAAAGATATCTATATATACAACTTCGCTTCTTCGCCGCTTCGCTTCTGCTAACGTTAGAGATTCCACAGGGGGTAGCCTTGCTATCACTATGATAATAAGTATATGATAATAAGTATATGTAATAAGTATATTATTTATTTTTATAAAGTTTAAAAGATTTAGAAAATAGTTAAGAGTATTCATATAATCTCTCGAAGTTCTCTAATATATCCTGAGATGCTCGACGTCGCTTCTACCAACCTTTTTAGAGAAAATAAAACAAAAAGATATAGATTTATAAAGTCAAAAAACAAAACAAAACAAATCAATTCAAGACAATTCAAGGCAATTCAAGGCAATTCAAGACAATTCAAGGCAATTCAAGGCAATTCAAGACAATTCAAGGCAATTCAAGGCAAATCAAGGCAAATCAAGGCAATTCAAGGCAATTCAAGGCAATTCAAGGCAATTCAAGGCAAATCAATTCAAGGCAATTCAAGGCAATTCAAGGCAATTCAAGGCAATTCAAGGCAATTCAAGGCAATTCAAGGCATACAAGAGGGGTGATATACTACCTGTTATAATGTTTATTTTCAAGGCTTCGCATCAGTTTTTATGTAGAAGGCAAGATATTAGAACAAATATATCCCGATACGAAGTCGCAGTTCATCAATACGGCAAGTAATCGAGGCATACAAACATAGTTATCATCGCATATACCGCAATCATCGAAAACAACACAATCAACGCATTCAAAACAAACGACGCTAACGACGCTAACGACGCTAACCAATGACTATCAAAGCAACCTATCACAACCAATGCTAACAATATAGATAAAGGCATTTTTATTTCAAAACACATCTGTATCATCAGTTTTTATGTAAAAATTGAATAGATAGATATATGATATAGAGATTAAGTATAGTATATAGAAAAATGAATACGCAAATCATCGACAATCTAAGGATTTTGGCAGATTACGAAAGAATCAACAAAGAGCCTTTTAAGGTTAGGGCGTATGAGAAGGTTATCGATTCCATCGAGTTATATGACAAAAAGATTGAAACCATCGAAGATATCAAAGCACTTAAAGGAGTGGGAAAAAAGATTGAGGATAAGATAGTGGAGTTTATTGCGACAGGGAATGTAGCGGAGGTTGAGAATGTTATCAAAGACCCAAAGTATATCCTTGGAATTAAATTGAAGGGTATTTACGGCGTGGGACCAGCGAAGATAACGGAACTGATGACGAAAATAAAGGATTTCGAGGAATTGCGAGAACACCCTGAACTATTGAAACTATTGAATGACAAGCAGAGAATCGGCTTGAAATATTACGACCAAATGAATCTAAGGATACCTATGGCGGAAGGAAAGCAACATTATAAATCTGTAAAGAATATGTTAGACGCAAGTATTGAGTTTGAGTTTGTTGGCAGTTTCAGGCGAAAGAATAAGGATATGGGAGATATCGATATATTGATTAAAAATAAGGATGGGGGTGGCATCGTCCTGAAAGACATTATCAAGCGGTTTGTCGATGAAAAGTATGTGATTGAGAAACTGGCATTAGGCAATAATAAGTTTATGGGGCTATGTAAGTTGAGTCCTGAATTACCAGCCCGACGCATCGATATTCTACTTGCCGACCCGTCGCATTATTATTTCGCCCTCTTGTATTTCACAGGTTCTTACAACTTCAACATCTATATGCGTAAAGTCGCATTAAGCAAGGGGCTTTCATTGTCTGAATACGGCTTCAAGGATAGCAAAGGAAACCTGATGGATACGACAGACACTATCCATAGCGAAGAAGACATATTCGCCTATCTCGATATTCCCTATACAGCACCACATAAACGGTAAGACAGCGGAGCAGCGGTGCGGGGGAACGTCGAATATATAAGGTTTATCACCATTATACATATAATATACAAATATACCAAATATCAATGTCTATTACGCTCTATTCCCATAAGGCGGACGCGAGAATCATCTTATCCTATATCTATGATAAATTGACGGAGGATGGCAAGGAGATTGATTGCGAATATGATGAAATCGACAGGAAGCATTATATGGATTATAGGAAGGAGAAGTCGGATTATATGTTTTTACATCATTTTATTCCACTGAACGGCACTTATACCATCGGAGAAATCGAGATTGAAATCAGCGATTTTATTCTAAACGACAAGGTTCAGGCGTTCGCGTTCAAAGAGGAGTTTTTTCATATTAAGAAGGTGGTTTTGAAAAGTGCGTCCAGAGAAAATATAACGACCTTTGTCGAGGAAGCAATCAATAAAAAGTTCAAGGAGAAGAAAGAGAAGTTCGCACAAGTTTCGGGAGATAAGATTATCAAAAAGAAATGGACTGGGTATTGCTGGGCGTATGAGTCGTCCATCCCGAAGAGAAGATTCGACAGTATCTTTTTGAAGGAACAGCATTTTAATAAAATCAAAGACCCGATTATGCGGTTTATTGATAAGAATACCTATAAGGACTATTCTAAGCACGGGATACCCTATAAGATGAATATTATGCTACACGGACCGCCCGGGGCAGGTAAAACATCGCTTATTCATAGTATTGCGTCGGAATGCGAGGCGAACATTTGCGTTCTCAATATTAATGCGGAACTCAAAGAGGAAGCGATGATTGATGCGATTTCACAGGTGAATGAGGACGATAAGAAGTCGATTCTCGTCCTCGAAGATATCGATTGTATCTTCGTTGATAGGAAGGCGAACGACAGTATGAAGAATAATATAACGATGAATGGTATTTTGAATTGCCTTGACGGTTTTAATAATCCCGAAGGGTTGATTGTGATTATGACAACGAACTTTCCTGATAAATTGGACGACGCACTAATGCGTTCGGGGAGGATTGATATGGATATCGAACTATCGCACCTTGACAAATACCAAGCACGGAATATGTTCCTGTCGTTCTTTAACAACGAGGAGCAGTTTGAAGTGTTGTGGAGTAATATTCAAAAATATTTGGTAGAACCTGCGACCCTGATACAGTTCCTATTTAATAACCGTAGCGAAGAGGATATCTCATTGAAGTTTGACGCCTTTTACAAACTGGTTGAAAAGAAATATTCGAAACACTCGGATATCTATATGTAATCATTCATATTCATTCATTATTCATATTCATTCATATTCATTCATATTCATTCATATTCATTTATTCTTTTTATTAGCCTCCTTATATAGAGAGATTATGGGAGCAAAGTCGAGTAAAGCAGCGGTTATCATCGACCCTTCGAAAGCCAACATATACGAAACATTTAGCAATTATCAGGATGATGATTTTGCGATTGATTATACGAAAGAGTTTTGGTATATACAAAGAGTTATAATGGCGTTCACAATCATATTTTCGTTAGCATCCTATATGATTGTTTATTTACGACGACGAAGAACGAAATACGCATATAAGTAATAATCGCGTTAAAATAATATAATAGACTATAGGTACTATGGGGGATAGCATCGTTATCACGATAGACGCACGAGAAACCAGTCTATACAACGATATTGCGGAGCGGGACTTGGATAATTACAAGGATAGGGTAGAGATTAGGAGCGAGAACTTGATGCTCGGCGATATTCATATAACCTACAAGGATTTGACGCATATCTTCGAACGCAAGACGCTCCAAGATTTACAGTCGTCCATCACAGACGGCAGGTATAAAGAGCAGAAAGCGAGGCTACTATCGAACACGTCGCAGAAGTTCATCACGTATGTGATTGAAGGCGATAGCATCTTAGCATCCTCTACATTTGCGAAGAATAAGCCGATGATACAAGGTGCGTATCTACATACGTTGTTTCGTGATAACATCCGCATCTTATATACTAAAAATATAGCGGAGACGGCGACGCTAATATTGTTATTATCTACGAAGATTCTCGACCACCCTGAGAAGTTTATGAAGGAAGAATATACGGCGGATAGGTGCTATACGGATTTCGTGAAATTAAAGAAGAAGAAGATGGATAACATCGATACGAAGTCGTGTTTTATAATGCAACTGTCGCAGATACCGATGATATCCAATGTTATCGCAAAGAATATTTATGCGAAATATAGTTCGATGCGGGTATTAATGCGTTCGCTTGATACGGATGCGTTTGAAACACCAGAGCAAAAGATAAAGGAACTGTGTAAAGTGGATGGAGTTGGCAAAGAAAAGGCAAAGCAGATTGTGAAGTATCTTTTTGCGGATGCCGTGGGCGAAGATGGCGAAGATGGCGAAGTGGGCGAAGTGGGCGAAGCGGAAGTGGATAATGAAACCGCGGACGCAAATTAATTTCTTTTTTTATATATATAAGATTAAAATATAAATAATATTAAAAATAAATGAAAGATGTTTGCGATACTATTAAAAAGCATATAAAGGAGAGGAGCGACAGCGACATCACGGATGAGCCATTCTATATTGTGGATTTAGACAAGGTTGTCGAGCAATACAATCGATGGACTGAGCATTTGCCGACAATAACGCCGTATTTCGCGGTGAAGTCGAATCCTGACGCGAAAATAATGAGCCTACTGGCGACGCTTGGGTGTAATTTTGATTGTGCGTCGAAGAACGAAATGGCGAATGTTATGGAGATTGTGAATAATCCAGAGAGAATAATCTTTGCGAACCCTTGTAAAGTATCGTCGCATTTAAGGTATGCCCGTGAAAATAAAATAGCGATGATGACGTTTGACAGTATCGAAGAGTTGGAGAAGATATACAATCTATATCCAGAGGCACAAATCGTTCTTCGCATTTGCGTAGATGACACGAATAGTAAATGTAAGTTCAATTCGAAGTTCGGATGTCCTCAACATAATATTCTAAAAATATTTGAAAAAGCAAAGAGTTTGCGTATGAACTTAATGGGTTTCAGTTTTCACGTCGGGAGCGGTTGTAGCGACGCTACCAGTTATTATAACGCGATTGAGGATTGTTCTATCGTATATACCGCATCTCGGGAGTTCGGATTCGACATTCGTATTATCGATATTGGCGGTGGCTTTCCGGGTGTCGATAAGAATATGAATATACAATTTGCCGATATTTGCGATAATATCAATCGAGCGATTACAGACTTCTTCTTATACGAAACGAGCAATTCGATAATTCGGTTTATCGCAGAACCGGGGCGATATTTTACGGAAGCCACGCATACCCTCGTGCTAAATGTAATCGCAAAGAAAAAAGAAGGCGGTTCAGCGAACGCTATTAAATACTATCTGAACGACGGTATCTATGGTTCTTTCAATTGTATCGGATATGACCACCAGACGCCCGAATTAATTCCCTTATTACCTCGCGACGCCGACGACAAGGTATATAATAGCACGTTCTTCGGACCGACGTGCGACAGCCTCGATTGTATTTATAAAAATATTCCGTTCCACGAACTCAACGTGGGCGAATGGCTCTATGTTCGCAATTTCGGCTCTTATACAGTGTCTCCCAGTTCATCCTTTAACGGATTCTCAGTATCCAATAAAAAGTATATAAAAACAAGGGATTCCTGACTATCCGTCGCCGCCTTGCTTCGCCGCCGCTTCACCGCTACACCGCCGCTTCACTGCTTCTCTGCTTCTTTTTGTATGTATATATTAGATAATGTCTATACGATTAAATGACGAGCATTGCTTAAATTGGATAAAAGACCCGAGTATCTCACCGTATAGACATAAAAAGGATATTTTAGGAGATAAACTACATAACCCGTTGTCTTTCTTAGAACGGGTTAAAATCAAGTGTTTTCATAAATCTGCGTTGAGAGAAGAAATCGTAAAAAGAATCACAGAATGGCGAAAGAACAACACGCTTCGATTATACGAATCTGACGACTTTGAATATTCGAACCCGCCTTTTACAAAGGAGGAATGCGATGCGTGGGTAAAGAAGCATTTGGTAAATCCACGAGAACCATCGCAAACGTTAGAAATACGCGACCCTATATATAGAGAATTGTTATATACCTCTTTACAATATGGGATAAATATTAACAAGTTAGCGAATAACGAAGAAATTAAAAAGATGATTCAAAAAGTCAAAGCCCGATTACAGTTTATGGATGCGACGGACGAATATTTTTTACATCATAATATAGCGTCGTTTGATGAGAAATTAAAGATAGCGTCGTCGTCCGCAGCGAACGCACCGAAACGGAGCAACTCATATAGCGTCTCGTCGTCTTCTTCTAAACATTTGACCTCCCTCGAAAGGAGACAACTAAGGGATTTGACATTAGAAGAAGAAAAAATATTAGAATTAGAATTACAATTACAAAAGCGTATAAAACCCCCTCGTATTAAAAAGGAGAAGGATAGAACTATTTTTGACGCGTTTATAGCATTTCTAAAAGACCTTCTTAGAGGAATGAAAGACATGTCAAGTATTATTTCGAGTGATGCGACCGAGCCAGATATAAGAGTTATTGAAAACAGTTTTCAAGAGTTTATTTTGAGAAATGATATAGATGATGAATCATATATAAATATCGAGGGGATTATTTATAATTTTATGAATAATATGTTTGTATATATGATATACCCTTCTAATAAACCGCATAAATTAAAATTAGGCTATCTTTCATATATAGTACTATCTACGCAACCTTTTAATAGGAGCAATTTAATCAATACTATGTGTAATACATTACTTTCTTTTATTCTTCGGTATCCTAACTTAGCAGGAAATCTTAGAATACGAACATATTTTGAAAATATTGTAGAAGATAGAATACATTTTGGTTTTGTAGCGAAGAGACAGCACGACATACGAGATACGATATTTGGTTATGATTGTAAAAACTATTATTATCAATGTATAATAGACAAATTAGAAATCCTACCACGTATCATAGACAGATTAGATACACACGATTTACGATTGCCCAAAGGGAGCGGATTATTGATAGGAAAGGAATTAACTAAGAAAATCGAAGAACTGAAATATTGGTATTTCAATACAAATATCGAGGATAGAGTTCTAACCGAAAGTGATAATCCGCTAAATGGATTTACATATAAAGAATGTGAAGATTGGACTATCCTACCTATCGTTCATCCACGAACCTTCAAACCAATTAAAATCGATTCGCCAATTTACAATCGACTATTATGTATGAGTGTTCAGTATAATACGAACTTTATACCACGTATGATAACATCGCGTGGTTATAAAATATGGGGAGCGTTAATTGACGTTCTTGAAAATATATTAATAAAAAGTGGAGGAAAACCACAAACAAGAGATGAATTAGAAAAATCCATTATTGAGAAAGAAATGAGATGCAAAGAGAAACGCGATAAACCAAGCAGCGTAAGCCAAGGCGTAAGCCAAGGCGTAAGCCAAGGCGTAAGCCGAGTAAGCAACGGCGTAAGCCGCGTAAGCCAAGGTGTATTGTTAGGAAAGCGAAACGCCAGTTTTAGGGTTCGTAAATACTATACTGTCGCGGAATGTATGCGATGGGCGAGGCAACCAAATATAGACCCGAAAGACCCCACAATAGTCTTGACAACCGACGGCAAAGAATATAACGAGATATTCAAACAAGCAGTACTGTATAATATAACGCCCTTGCGTATAACCTCAACGGGATTAAAGTTTAAGAACTTAATAATAAATAAAATAAAACCAGATAGAAAAACAACGTGTAAAGACGTTCGTGTATTCCGCAGCGTCCGCGAAATCAATAGCGAGGTGTGTGAAGCAATTAAGAATATATACGAAGCGGACGGAGCGGATGAAAAATACAAACGATTCAAGGAGAAGATGCGTATGCGATGCACACAACCTGTCGAGTTAAATGAAGAAGAACTTAAAGAACTAAAAAAAGAGATTAAAGAGATGTTTATTACACCTGCCGTTGCTACAAAAACACTGAAATATTATGAAGATTCTGCTCTGGCATCTCTATTAATTGCTTATTATAAACCTATGAAAGGGAAACTATATGATAAAGATAAGGAACAAGAAAAGTTCTTTCTAACGGATTATAAAAACTTCAATGTGGTTATATACGCTCTTGACGACAAATTGGAAGAATACGAAAGAGAAGCAAGAGGGGATGGCACTAAGCGGGAGTTTTTTGTGAAGTTATTCGACGAACTTTTTTGCGACGACGAACACCCGAAGCGACCTTTCATTCTACCAGAAGATAATATTGCGAACCGATACTATATAAACCCGAACTTCGAACCCGACGAAAAGTTTAGAAAAGTAATCGAGCATATAAGGAAAAAGCAACCGCATAAGATACCTACATTTGACACGGATACGGATTATGAATATATATATGAGGTGATTGGGAAACTGCTATGTATCGCGGTAGTAAATGAAGATATTGGGCTACCGAGGCAACTTTCGTCATATATATTCGCGGGATTTATAAACGATAAGGATAAGGATAAGGATAGGGATAAGAAGTATGACATATTATATTATTATTTACATGAGTTTAATAACGCAATCTCGTATATCAATTGGATTAGCACTGCGAATATAGGTAGTATTGACGATGATAATTTTGAACTCGCGTTTAACGATTATTATGATATTAGCAGAACGTCGCAAGATGTAAAGACGAGCAACTATATCTTGTTTATTTTAAAATTGGCAAACCACGTTATAAGAAAGAACTTTTTAGGCAAAGATGTTCCTTCGTCGTCGAAAAGTATGGAAAATAGATACGACAGTTTGTTCAAGGGTTTTCGCGATGTTATCGGATTATGGAACTTCTTGGACGAAAAACAGGTTTCTGTAAAAATGCTAAGCCTTTTAATTACAAACGAAGAACTAACCGTTGAACTTTTACAAGAGTTCGCACGTAAAATAGTGTTGAACACTAATGCGGATACTCAAATAAAGTTTGCCGTAAAACGCTATATATCGAATATTATTACGAATCCAAGTAATAAATATGGGACACACGAGGAACACCTGAAATTTATAAAAAAACTACTACAATTCTGGACATCTCTAAACTATTATAATAAAAATATACCATACGAAATAGTCTTTAAATATGGAAATGATGAATCGGAGTATAACAGATATCCAGAAGCACACACGTGTTATTATCAACTCGTTATCTCTGGGTTCCCTCCTCCTGCTACGTTAATCTATGGAACTCTTCCTCGAACTACGTTAGCATACGGAAATAGAGAACGCTGGATATATGATAGATTAAAAGAGGCTGTGAAAGCACAAGTGATGGATATATATTAAATATAAATTATAAAAATAGATAACACATAACATTTAGCATCCGATTACATCTTGTTTAGAAGTAGCCCTTTTGCGGGACTTTAATGTAGTCATACGTCTCGTCAAGCATCGCAACTTGTTCCTTTGTGATTTTCGTAGGGTCAAGAAGCATCACAAAGTGTAGCGAAGTAGGGTCAGACGTATCCTTATAGCAAGGGAACAACTTACGTGCGACTGTCTCGCCTCCTTTCGCACCTCCTCCGCTTTTTATCGCAGTCGGAATATGCTTAATCACATCGCACAACTCTTGAACCTTACTGGCGGCAAATATCGAACACTCCACAAACCCTTCTTGATTTTTCTTAAACGTCTGAGGATACTCCTTTTTATAAAGTTCCTTATATACTTTACGCATCACTTGCTCGTTGGGATAGGCTCTGTATAGAGATTCGTCGGTTTCGTGATTTACACGAATAGACGGCGTAGGTGTGGCGTGGATATTATGAGCCTGACGATGCGTTTGTTTGAATGTAAGACTGCTGTTATCCCTTGATAACTTATTTGCGGTAATTACAGTATTCAGTTGTAGCCGTATCACATATTCGGTTCGTTCGTCAATCCAGTAGTGGATTGAACCAGTGTATTGTGGCGAACTCCCAATCACACCTGCCAACCGCCCCGCCTTCTGAACTGCCGTATCTTTATTCTCAATATATCCAAGTATCATATCGGTAAATACAATGCCATCATTGTTTTGCGTCGTAATTTCTCCGTGTTCGCCCTTGATAATAACGTCCTTATCTTCACGAGGACAATAATGAAACGACAAACCCCTATCGACTTTACGCATACCGACAATCACGAGTGGCTTGTCATTCATCTTTTGCGTTTTGTAAATATAATAGATACGTTCATTCAATGACCTCGACGCATTTTCGACTTTCAACTTGTAGGTTCGCGACAACTTCCCATCCTTATATACCTTGATACTCGCACGTCCTCCTCCCGCCCCATTGATTACAAGAGCGTTAAAGTTATTCTCATTACACCAAATGGCAATTGCCTCCATCTCCTTCGTTTGAACCTTGCTGTGTATAATAACCTTCCGAAAATACGATTCGCCACTTGGTAGAATGACAGGAGTCTGAAAATGTTCGCTATTCGTCTCTAATATGTGCATCGCATACGTATTCTGGTTGTGCTTCTTCTTATCAAACGGCACACGATGTGAAATCGACTCGGGATGATGAAGCGCCCGATAGTTGGCTTGAATCTCAGGCGTTATTATAACAGGGTGTATGTAAGCGTTCGCACATTCAGGGTAATTGTCGTCGATAATCAAGTTCCCTTCGGTTGCCGAAGCAAACCCGAGACGATACAACGCCTCATCTTTTTCTACAATATATTTTTTGAAACTCGCAACTTCGCCCTCTATCGGGTATTCGACATCCCTTGCGGACGCATACGTCTTGTCCGCCTCATCCCAAATCATCCCATAGCGAAGTTGCGAGTTCTTCGAAACTACCTTGGTGTGAATATACTTTATTAGACTGAGTATCTTTTTACGCTGTGTGGGATTGTCGAGCGAACAGATGATAGGCATCCCATACTCGGGTTCTTCACCTTCCTCTGTTTTGTCCGCCGCATACCCGTTGATATTGTCCCTAATGGAATCCATCGTGATTTTCGTTCCACTCGTTCCACTCGACGACAACAGAAAGAGTCGGTTCTTTATATTGTGTTCTGCGAATATCTTCTCAATCCCAATACAGGATTGGTCGGACAACGGACTGTCGTTGGCAAACATCAGAAACGCAACAACCTTCTTTGACGAATCCCTCGCCCATTTTACAAGTTCGTTCGATATTATCGAATTCTTACCAAACTGCGTAGGCTGATATATGAAGAACGTTGAACGGTTCTCGACGAGTTCAAAGGATATAAACCGCTTGACGTGGTCTGCTATCTTCTCACAATGCTTATAGTTGATACCCTCGTGTATCATATAGATATTGTCATCGTTGTTTAGCGTTACCAACACAATGACTTTTTCGGCAACCAATTCGTCGAGTTTCATTTGGAAATACTTCTCGCCCATCAGTTCTTCGCCCTCATCAATGGTCGCCTCATAAGCGTCATAGAGATTGCTAAACGTTTTGGAATCCATTTTTGCTGTTTGGCTTTGTGGCTTTGCTTTGCGACTTTCGGGTTTGCTGTTTGCGTTCGTTTGCTTTGCGTTCGTTTGCTTTGCGACTTTGCGGTTGGCTCTGCTAATAAAATAAAAGAAAGATAATCAATTTTAGAGCATTTTAGAGCATATATATCATATAAAAGGATATGTTAAATTATGATATATGATGTCAGTAATCAATTATATATATTTGCTACAAGAAAGAGAGTTTTTAAAAACAAACGAAAATATATATAAAATAGGAAAGACAAAACAAGAAAATCTAAAAAGATTAGGTAATTATCCAAATGGAACACAACTTATATTTCAAATGATATGTAATGATTGCGATATTATTGAAAGAAGGATTATAGATACTTTTACAGATAAATATCTATTACAAAAAGATATAGGAAATGAATATTTTAAAGGTAATTACAATGAAATGATTGACGATATATACAATCTTATTAAAAATGAAGGGGAATTGCCTAATATTGCATATTTATATAATGATATTAAAGGAACTCTTAAAGAAACAAATGGGGGTAGAAATAGTAAATATATATACTTAACAATAAACCCAAATCCTCGCATAACATTAAAAATGTTTATTAGTGTAATTACTAAGATGATGTCTAAGTCTTGGATAACAAACTTCCTATATGTATTCGAACAAGGAGGAAAAGACGAAGGAGAATGTGGAAAAGATTTCCATCTTCGTGCCATTATCAAAAAGCCAAATAATAAATCTTACTCTCATATAATAAGAGAACTTTCAAGCACTGCGAATAAAGTATGTGATAGTAGTTGCCCAAAGTCTTTTACTATAAACGCAATATCAGAAAGAGAATGTCAATTAAGTCTAATACATTTAACAGATGTAAAACCTGATGATACCGAATATCAAAAACATGCAATTGATATTGTATGGAGGCAACAAAATAATTTAAAAAACTACTATAACTTAGGTATGAAATAACAAAATATAAAAATAGATAACATATATATATTACCTTACATCCGTTTCACTGTTTCACTGTTTCACTGTTTCACTGCTTCGCTCACATCGATACGCTCCGCTTTGCCCTAAATCAGTTTCGTAATCTCTTCAAGTAATTCTTCCAAATCTGGTTTCACCAATTCGCTATAATTTATTTCCAATGTTTTATCTCCGTAATTTTGTGGTTGTAATCCATTCACTTTCACAGGATACGCCCAATGCGAAGTAGTTCTCTTATCTACGAAATACCTCTGTCTTTTTTCAAGCATCTTCTTTGTTAAATTACAACGTGGCAAATAACTCACATATTGAACGATTCGCTCTTCGCCACAACTCGCTTTTCCATATTGATTTTGATGAAATGTTCGCGAATCCCATAATACCAAAGAACCTGCTTTAATATTTAAAACTCGCCTACTATCAACAATTTTATCCAAATATTCTTGTTCGATTAGCAACCAGTCTTTTGTCGAAGTCAAATTATATTCCTTCGCATATTCTTCGTGTAATTTATGACTACCCTCATATACCACAAGCGTTCGCTCTGTATTGCTTGTTAAAGCCACGAAACCCTGAATACATTTCAAACCTTTTTTTACAGGTGCTTGGTCTGTATGCGTCCAAGTTTTATCCTTCTTTTTACAATCCGCAGGAATATAACAACATCCATCATAACTAACCACCACATCTTCCGTCTTCCAGATATTTTTGAAAACATTTTGAACGTTTTGACGTGTTCGAATATACCACGCGTGTTTTTGATGCCCCACTTCGTGAAACTTGATAATTCCGTGAGGACTTATTTTACTATGCACCCCTTCAATTTGCGGATGCGAAGCAAACCATTCCCTGAAATAGCCAACAGCCGTAACAACTTCCTCTTCCGTAAGCACATCTTCGATGACGCAAAATCCCTTTTCTGCTAACGCAGCAACACCTTCAATGTAAGAAGACATTTTGAAAAAATAATGTTATATTAATAATATCAATTTTTATATAAGAATAAGATAGAATAGAACAAATTACATAAACATAAACTTCGTATTCAGTTGTATCAATTCATAATATTTATAGATATTATTGATATCTTTGAGACGCCCTGTATCGTGTGTGTTCATCACCTTTCGCATAATGCTCTCTATCGTATCTCCGCTATATATTTCATTCGCCGTTATCAACTCGTTATATACATAATAGGAGCGAGTATATTCGTCGATAAATGCCTTGTTATTTAGTGTGATAAAGTATATATTATTGCTATTATAGGCGACTATCTGTTTGACTAATGCGATTATTTCGAGTTCCTTGTTTTTACAATTGGGATTCGTGTGTTCCCATATCTTCTTGTTCTTGTCATTCTTGATAAACGCAACTGCTTCGAGCGTTTTCGTTTTGAGTTTTTTGGTGATTTTGATGGTAGCGTCCAACTTCTGTGCGACTGCCTCGCTATCATCGCCTCCACCGCCTTCCTTCGTATCCTTCGCGGTTTTCGCAGTTCCCGCCTTCGCGGCTTTCGCAGACTTTCCATCCTTCACGGTCGCCAATTTAGTTTTGCGAACGGTCGGGGCTTTCGGTTCGCGTAGTATCGCAATAAACTTCTCAAACAACAATTCCTTCGCCATCGCCAGTTTCAAATTGTTAATCCTATTTTTTCTTCGTATATCATTTTGATACATCGGTTTTCCAAGCAACATATTTTCAACCTCATTCCAATACGTGTCGCATTTATCATACCCGGGCAATTCACTCAGGCATAATGCGTAGAGTTGCAATATAGGTTTCATAATTTGATTGGTAATATAATGTAAATAGTCAGGAACTAAGTTATTCTGCTCGATATAATCGGGATGTTCGATACGGTCGCCTTGTAATGACGGAACAGCCCCTGCTCCAGCCCCACCCGTCTTAATATATACAAAGGGAATACGTTCATTCGAACCGGGGCGGTTTCCGGGGTCTCTCGCACCGATTCTGTCCGCCAACACTTTATGAGCGATTTTCGAGGGGTCTTTATAATTCGCCCTCAGGCTCTTGGTGATGATGAGGTCTTTGATGGACGTTTTGCCTTCCACCAAGTTTTTCAGTTCATCTTGTAGGAACTCAATCGAACCTCCCAAATCCTGCTTTTCCAAGATGATATTGATAACACCGCCATAAATCTTCTTGACAATCTGAGCGTTGTCGCGGCGTTTCAATACAATACCCATCGACTTCTGCTTATACTTTGTGGTATCCGTTTCATACAGATTACCGACATATCGCTTCTTGCTAAACAAGATAAACGGATACAGGCATTTCTCATAATTCAGTTTCTGCGGACTTGGCATAATGTCAGGGACGTTAATGTGTTTCTCGACATCCTTGCCAATATCAATCGCAAATTGTAAAGCATCCTTGCCATATACCGCATTCCCCTCTCTGTCGGTTAAAGGGAACTTGCAAAATATCGAATCCGTATCGCCATATATCACCTCCGCATCATAGTTCCTCTCCACGTAGTCTTTCGCCAACATAATCATATTCCTCCCCGTCGCCGTAGTACAAGCGGCAATCTCCTTTAAGTAGATAGAGGATGTTCTCGCTCCAATCTGCCCGTAAAGCGAATTCGCCGTAACCTTGTAGGCGACTTGAAGGGCATCCAGCACATCCTGCTCGAAGATGTTGTAGGTCTCTTTGATAGCGAGAATATTCTCTTTTGCCACGATGCTCCGAGTATTTCCTTCAATATTATAGATTTCGTAGTGGTCGCCACGGTCAGAGCAAATACCCGAATATGTTTTGGCATCGTCGCAGACGCTTATCGTCTGGTATTCAATCTTTTTTCGCGTATTCTTACGTTGTTTGAGAAGCATATCCAATACTTCCGCAATAATCCCTTTGCGTCCGTCCTTGTATTGGACGAATACACAATCCTTCTCACCAGTCTTTTTCTTCTTATCGCCCACGCCTTCATACAAATCATAGGAGATGGTTTTGTATTCGATGTTCGGGTCTTCGACGCGATACTTTTCGTCCATCAAGTAGCAATCGTGCGACAGATTACAAGAAATCATCGAAGACGGATACAGAGAGCCGTAGTCAAATACCACTATAGGTTCGTTGAGATAGATGCCCTCCTTCGGCTCTAACACAACCGCCCCTTCGTATCCGCTATCGTCCATTTCTTCGACATTCTCACGATACGATTTAATAGTCGGAATCAGGTATTCACGCTCCATACATTCTTTGGCGATTAAAGAGAAAATCTTGATGCCTTGCCCTCTGCGAAATAGGAAGTTGAGAGGGACGAGGCATACGTTGCCCATACCAATATTATTTTCAAGGATTTTCAATTTATGGATGAGCCGATTCACAAGACAGCAATCCTGAATACAGTATTTCGCGATGACGCATCGGTCTTCGCTATTCCCCTTGAACTTGTCGAATATCTCTTGCGGTTTCAAATCATTCTTATTGTCCCCCAAGAATATTGAAGCGACATTGTCAAGTTTATAACTGTCGAGTTTCTGGTCTCGTTGCATGACTTTCAGCAAATCGATAAGCACCGTCCCGTCAAAATCGATATATCGCAATATGTTATCTCCAAGTGCCGACGAGGACAACTTCAATTCTACAAGCGACGCTTTGCGGGTTATCAATCGCCCAAAGCCGATTGTAAAGGTATCCATAATATTCAATTCGGTCGCTCTCTGCCAAATGTATTCCATATCAAAACCAAATATATTATAGCCCGAAATAATGTCCGAGTTCAGGTTATTCATAAGTTCCTTCCATTTCAAGAGAACCTCCTTTTCCGTATCATAATACTCGACGTCGCATCCCTCAATCTTGTCGCAACTATTCAACGATATGATGTTTTTATAGACGATATTGTCCGAGCCGTAGATATGGACTGTCGTGCCAATCTGGATTATCTTGTCGCCTTCCAGAGCAACGAGCGTATTCGTGAGAATATCAGTCAGTTTCAACTCGTGGGCGTTCAGTTCCCGCACAGTCATCTTAGCACCCTTCGTGTCCGCTTCGTCCGCTTCGTCCGCGTCATCGTCGTCCGCGTCATCATCATTATCCGCGTCTTCCACGGCGTCTCCGTCGTCGCCACCAGAAGGCTTCTTCGTTTTCGATTTCGATATCGAGGATGCGATAATATTCAGGATGTCTATGATTTTATGAATATGCGGTTCGATTTTCTGGGGTATAGAGGCGACATAATCCTTTGCGATTTTATGCTTCGTATATACGCGGTTAATCTTGACATCCTTTGCGGTATCAAGAATCACGTCTTCGAAATAGATGGTTTTTAGCCATTCCACGATATTCTCGGACGTATATGTATAGCCGAGTTTCGCGATTATCGCGAGGTCTTGGGCGACTTTGCTGTAATTCTTCTTCGCAACAGGAAAGTCCCCGTGGCTACTCGAACATTCAATATCAAAAGATGTGATTAGCAACGGGGCGATTTTATTCACCTGAATGGGACTGATGTTTTTATGTCCTGTCTCAATGTTATAATCGCATCGGCTGATGTCTTCGCCCATCTCATAGTTCCCTTTCTCAATCCTTACCCAGTCGCACGGGCGAATGTTCTGCGTATGAATGTATTTTAAGAACGGGTCGATGTTCGTCTCATACATCTTGAAATCATCCTTTTCGAGGCTTTTAAAATAATACTTCAAGTTGTTGTAGAGTTTGAGGGACTTTACGCTCACTTTTAGAAAGCGAAATATCTTGTCATTCGTAAAACCCCAAAAGTCCTTCTTCCGCACAACCTTCATACTCGCAAAATGCGTTTCGAGCGGACGCGGAATGATTTTCTTGTTATACTCGGACATCCTACCGTTGTTGTTAAAGAAACACTTATAACTGTCGTTTAGCATAACCTCGTTCAGTTCATCTACCTTCGCCTTGAATGCGGTTTTATTTAAAGCCTCCCATTTCTCAGGAGGTTTGATATAGAAATAAGGGACGAAGTTCTTGACATTCACGCAATACGTAGCACCCGTAGCGGAAGTTCCGTAAATGAGAAGAGAATAAAGGTCTGTCGAGTCCTTTTGAAGATTCGCCTTGTCGGATTCTGGGTCATAGATATCGGTTATCTGGAACTCAATGGTATCCTCGTGGGGATTGATAGGTTCGTGTATTTTTCTTGGAAAATCCATTATCTTTTATCTTGTATCTTCTATGTGAATATAGGTGGTTTAAATATTTAAATACAAATCAAATCAATTTTTGTATTTCATAAAAACACAAAAAATAAGTATTAATATAGTAAAATAGAATATAGAATATAGGTGTATATAATAGAATATGGATATAAGTTCCGAAGGACTCGTGCTTTTAATCATCACGATTGCCGGTATTTACTTCGTATATCAATACTATTTAAACGAGGGACTCATACAAGTCAAGAGCAAGATAGACAACGAAGAATACACCGTTCAAATCAAGGATGACGCAGTCGAGGCTGCGGATTTAATCGCTACAATCAAAGGCAAACTCAATACCTTGTCCGAACATTTAGAGAAAACATACGGACATAGCGACCATCGCGTGTCGAGGCTAAAAGACAACTATAAGCCCGAGCGAATAAGCGAAGGCGTCGATACGCCCGGTTATACGAGTTATTCCATTAACAAGGGAGAGAAGATTGTGCTGTGCCTTCGAAATCGCGATAAATTGATGGATATCAATACGATGATGTTTGTGGTTTTACACGAGTTCGCACATTTGGCGACGGAAAGCATCGGGCATACGGAGGAGTTTTGGGACAACTTTAAATGGATATTAGAAGAATCCATAAATATCGGCATCTATACGCGACAAGACTTTCAAAATAAGAGCGTGGATTATTGCGGTATAAAGATAACTTCGACGCCTTTGTAATCTGAATCTGAAATAGATATAAGATATTAACAATTATTAAAATAATATAAATATGGATATAACAGCCGATGCGTCCTACAATCATTTCGAGATGTTCTATGGGGCAATTATCGCACTTATGCCCATTAGCAAGAGATACTCGCCGTATATTCAGAATGATGTGTTGCGACGCAAGATAAATCAATATACAAACTGGAATATCTTGATGATACTTGCCAATGCCACGCTCTATAATGTATTCAATATTGACAATCCTATCATCTCGCGGTTTATCGCCATCAATTCCTTCCAGATTATGACGTTATTTCATCTGTTTCTGCTATACGACAGCAATGTATTGTTTTGCGTGATGGATGCGAAGCCCTTTTTATTGAAACACGCGTTGTTTAGCAGGATTTCAAATCATCTCTTGGTTCGCTCAGAATACTTTGTGGCGAACATTGTCGTCCATATATTACCTGTGTATTTTTACAAGGACTACTTATCGTCTCGCAGGGTGGAGGGGGATGTGGTTGCGACTGCGATGCCGATGGATATGTTCCATTATATCATTATGTTTAAGTTTATGTGGGTTCTCAATATATTTGGCGACTTTAACATAACTTCGATTTACGTGCCGACGTTTAGCGGATGCAACGTGAAACTCGTAAATCTCGTAGTAGCGATTGACTTTCTCACCTACAAACTCCTCAATTATATGATATGATATAAAACATAGACAACGATATAATATATATAATATATGATTCCGAAGATTATTCATCAAACGTGGAGGGATAAAAATCTCCCACCCATCATCTATAAATTGGTAAGCGAGAATATCCTTTTTTTAAAGTCGCACGGCTACGAGTTGATGTTTTGGACGGACGAGATGATATTGAAACTAATCGCCGAGGAATACCCGAACTTTTACAATATTTATAAAATGGCACGAACAGGGGTGCAGAAGGGCGATATCGCTCGTATTCTCCTCGTGTATCACTATGGCGGTATATATATCGACTTGGACGTCCTTTTATTAAGAGACTTCGCCGAAATCATCGATATGAACTCGGACAAACTGTATATCACCTACGAACCGTCGGGACAGACGAAGGCATTGTATAATAGCGATAAATATCTTTGTAATGCCTTCTTCGCCGCCAATAAACAGAACGCGATGCTTAAAGTGATACTAAACAACATCCCTGAATATATCAAGATTTACACGGAGAACATATTCCAGAAGTTCGACGTCTTCGGCGGTGCGTATTTCAAGGCGATTATCGAAGACCCGCTCTACGCGATGTTCAAGGACGACGTCTATATTATTGACGACAGGGAACTGTTTTATCCGATAAACGATTTGAAGTTTGACAATCAACCCTTCACCGTAGGCGATTGGGCGAAAGTGAAGAAAGGCGACTATGGCAAGGATACGATAATGGTTCATTATTGGATACACGGAGATTTCGAATCGAAGGCTCTTTTAACCTCCTTTGTCCCTGAGATGAATAAGACGATACACGAAAATATGTATGCCTTTTTCTCTACGTTATACAAAAAAAATTGATATAGTATAATAGATACGTAGGTATATACATTGAATGTATAAACAAAAACATTTGCGTCCGCTGCTACCGTTGGTTGCGATGATTATGAGCGTCGGTAGCCTACGCTGCGTTAGCGGATTCGCGTATGTCAATATCGTTAAAAAAACGATACTACAAGATGCGAAGATGCCTTCGATTTATCTTGAAAACAGTTTCCTTAGCGAGAACGACGCGAGGTTCAAAAATCAGTTTTTTTCGGCAGAGCATATCTTTCCGCAATGCCTACTCAACAATAAACACAGAAACGACATGCACAACATCATAAAAACCACAAATACCCTGAACGTCAATCGGTCGAACTATATGTTTGTCGATGACGCGGGTATCAAACCGAGGGATAAGAACTGGGACGCATTAGACTTTGGTAATTATGTAAATCACAAGTCGAAGGTGTTTGCCCCGAATGATTACTCGCGTGGCTTCATAGCACGAGCAATACTCTATATGTGCTGGGAATATGATTATAATCACCGCAAGGTGATTGATACGGACTTGCTGATTAAATGGTATTTCGAATATCCACCATTGAAAGAGGAACGCTATCATAACGAAGTTATCCACAAGATACAGAGAAAGCACAACATATTCATCACAAACTATTGTAAAAAGAATAGCGTCATCTTGAAGTTTATCAAAAAGTTATAGAACATAGTTGAACATAGTTGAACATAGTTAATGGCTTTATATAACCGCAAAGTTCTCTAACAAACCTTGCGATTATATAAAGCCATTAACTATGTTAGATTTTCTTTTTTATATCTTCTATAAAAAATGATATCATCGATACAATAAGTATATAAGGAAACAGAAACGGAATGTTAAACGCAAAGCAGACGTTGGCGGTCGAACAGACGATGAATGGCGAGAATATATTGATAACGGGTCCCGCAGGAACGGGTAAATCTTTTACTATCAAATATATTATCGAGTTGCTAAGAGCCGAGAAGAAGAGCGTGGGGCTTACGGCAACCACAGGGACGGCTGCGTTTATTATTGGCGGACAGACGATACATTCTTTTATGGGGATGGGGATTGGCGAGGAGACACTCGCGGAAGTCTTTATAAAGATTAAGAACCGCTCAGGTATCTATAATACACTCGTGGATTTGGATGTTTTAATCATTGACGAGGTTTCGATGATGGATACGGTGCTATTTGAGAGAATATCACAATTACTTTGTTATGTCAAGTCGCATAGTTTAAAAGATGAAGGGTTATTACACAAACCGTTTGGCGGAATACAAATTATTTTTATCGGAGACTTTTGCCAACTCGCACCCGTGAATGGCACATACTGTTTCTTATCTACATTATGGACGGAAGCGAACATCAAAGTCGTTGTGTTGGAAGAACTGGTTCGCCAGAATGACGACGCCTTATTTCAGCAGATACTACACATCATCCGTAAAGGCAAATGCACCGACAATATTTTAAAAGTTTTAAATGCTCTACGAGATACGCAGTTTGACGATGAAATCATCCCTACGAAACTATATCCAAAGAATGTGAATGTCGATAAGATAAACGATATGGAGATTAAGAAGTTGAAAGATGCAGGTTATAAGAGATTCTTATATAAGGCGGTGGATGCGAGTAGCAGCGGCAGCGGTAGCAGTGCGTTTCTCGATAAATACAATGTCGAATTGGTGGAGAACGCTCAGGTAATCGTAACGAGAAACATCGACATCGCGAATGGTCTTGTGAATGGAACGCGAGGCATCGTTAAAAAGTTATTCGATGACTTTGTGGTTATCAAGGATTGTGATGGTAATTTTCATAATATAGTGTATTATAAGGATGTGTCTGAGAAGTCTGAGAAGTATGCGAAGTCTGAGAAGTCTGGTTCTTCGAAGTCTGAGAAGTCTTGTAAGACTGGTTCTGAGAAGTCTGAGAAGTCCAAGTCTTCGATTCTACATATACCCTTGAAGGTATCGTATGCCTTGTCGATTCACAAATCGCAAGGGATGACGATAGACGCCTTAGAGATTGATTTGGGGGACAATATATTTACGTGCGGTCAGGCATATACCGCTTTATCACGGGCAAAAAGTCTAAGAAACATCCGTATCATTGATGTATCGAAGCAGTCGTTTAAAATGAATCCAAGCGTGAAAGCGTTTTATACTAAATGTATGAATGATGTATGAAATGAATGAATATATATAATATTACAAAGTAGTAAGATGTATGTATGAAAATCATTCGGTTAGGAACGTATAAAACTGGTTTCACGTATTACAAGGTGAGAAGCAAAGGCAATGTCGAGATAACGGATGTCGGTGAAATCGAAAAGATAAAGGGATTAAAGATACCTCCCGCATACGATAATGTAACGATATTAAATAATAAGAAGATTATCGCCTTCGGGTATGATTCGAAGAATCGAAAGCAGATATTGTATCACCCTGCTTTTATCGCTACACAGACTACAAAGAAATACAATAAGATATCGGCGTCAATTAAGATATTTTCTAAATTAAAGAAGAAGATTTCGGAGGATTTAAATAGCAATGATGAAAAAAAGGTGGCAATCGCTGTAATCATCACGCTTATATTAACGTGCGGGTTTCGGATAGGCAACAAAAAATACGAAAAGGACAATAATTCGGTGGGTTTGACAACTTTGAAATACAAGCATCTGCTGTTTCAAGATGATAAGTTAGTTATCGATTTTATAGGGAAGAAGGGCGTCCGCAATGTGGCGGAATGCGACAACAAGAGAATCTACGAGTATCTATATCAGAAGGCTAACGCAGCGAATGCCGTTAATGCAGCGAATGCCACGAACGCAGCGAACGCCGCTAACGCTTATATTTTTAGTTATGACGGGGACAAGGTTATCCGCTCGTCGGATGTGAATGAGTATCTGCGGACAATCAGTAGCCCATATTCAATCGTCATAACCACGAAAGACTTGCGAACGTGGAATGCGAATATGCTTTTTTTAACCTATTATAAGAAGTTACGAAAGTTAAGAAAGAAAAGGAGTGTAGTGATAGCAGGGAACGGAGCGGACGGAGCGGACGCTATGACGGACGCCGCGAAGGCGACGGATGCCGCGAAGGCGACGAATGCCGCGAAGGCGACGAAGGAAACTGAGAAGGACATTAAAAGGGCGATTGAGATGGTAGCCGAGAAATTACATAATAGTTATAGCATCTGTAAAAAGAGTTATATCGACCCTAAAATAATAGAGGAAGTATTACATAAAAATTGATAATATAAATAATATAGAATATAATATAAGAAAGAAGCGAAACGATGGATATCAATATTGTCATTCATAATTTGAAGGAAATGCTTAAAAGTCGCGGAGATGATATCACGCTATTTGAAGAACATGAAGCATCGATTGAGAAGGATAAATATGATAGCGACGCTTGTTGTATCGAGTTTGAAACATCGAATACAACGCTGATATTCGCTTTGACGAAAAAGACACGCAAGAACATTATTGACGAATTGAAGGACGATGACACGAATGTCGCAGGGTTTATCAAGAAGCACAAGGGAAAGCAGAATATAATCCTGATATTTAACAACGATACCGTGTCTCTGCCTCTTATATCGCAACTCAACAAGTATGATAAATTATTTCAAAAGAACGGAGGAATGCTTCAATATTTTCAGGTGAAGCAACTTATGTTTAACCCGACGAAGCACGAATACGTCCCTCAACATATTAAACTCACCGAGAATGAAATCGCGGACTTTATGAAAAAGTATATGATACGGAGCAAACTGGATATGTCTCGAATATACCCCACTGACCCGATTGCCAAATGGCTTGGGCTAAAATACGGAGATATCGTTAAAATCATTCGCTATAATGAAAATAGCGGAGAATCGTTTTATTATAGGTCTTGCTTCTAAAAATAAACTAAAATAAAATATATATAGTAATAGAGGACATAATTGAATGACGGCATTAACGAATACAGAAATAGAGATGTTTGATAACAAGTTAAGATTATACAATAATACATTTTTTTCTGTCATAAACGTTGCGGATGGGTTGCTGAATGAGACGACTTCGATAAAGGATAGTGCAACTTTAAATATCCCAGCAAGAGGGGTTTCAAATTCTACATATAACATCGGGCAATTTGCTACCTTTATAAGAAAGATTGTTAATTTTAATATTAAAAACTTCGACGATATACCAACATTAACAACACAGGACAAAGATTTATACTTTATCCATAAGACATCAACAGCTGTTTCTACTCCAATAATTCACGATACTATTCAAGAGAATATTATAAGCACGTTAAAGGTTGTCAGTGTTTTCGTCGATATATTAGAGGCATACAAGTATTGTATAGATAATGAACAAGCAGTTTCATTTGATTCTGGTTATAGAGATGAAGTCGTCATCGATAGGATTGAAATAGTATCGGATACTACGCGGTTTTATTCTTCGAGTGATACTATAATGACCCCTCCTGCGAGTGATAGAAATGTTGGATATATACGAACTGTGAAGGTTTCTGGTGTTAATACGAAGGTTCTATATTTATCTATACAAAGTTATAAAACAAATATGGAAACAGAATTAAATAAATATAACTATGATAACCTTTTTACATATTCAGGAACAGGAACGACAACAAAGACCAATAATTTTTTGAATGCTGCAGCACTAACCGATATAAGTAATTTAAAAGACTACACAGACAGTACATATAAATATCAAAGATATAGTTTAGCAGATGATGCGACTGTCATCACTTCAACTGGTTTAACATTAGAAGCACGAAACAAAACCCTTATCGTTTTATTAATGCGAACATTATTTGGACTCAATGGAACATTTCGCAAACAAAGCGTGTATGCTCTATATTATTATTACAAGTTCGTTCAATTATATTCGACATTTATAATACACATATCAAATGTCATGTATAATCATGTTGCACTAACGAGTGGAGAAACAGCAAGTCTAACGATTGAAACATATAATATGACAACGAATAAAAAAACACACGGAGTATCTGCTTTTGAGAAACAATATAAAGCACCTAAAACATCAGCCGATAAAGTGAAGATTACAACTTATAGTATTACAAGTGCTACTGGGGATACGCCAAACCCCGTAGCAACCATCGCTGCTGATACTGGAAGTAATGGAGCGTCTACTGTTGTACAAGGGACTATTAGTCGGGGAAGAGGTTATCTACGAAATCCGACGGTTATATTAACTCCCGACACAGTAGAAGTTGGACGTTTGACAATTGTACCAGTAGTTTATGCGGAAACAACAACAACAAATGACAATAATATAGATAGGTTAGAAATAGTTATGCAGGAGATTAATAACACGATTACTTTCCTACAAGACGAATTATCAAATTATGATATATCGACTGTCGTATTTATTACAACTGTTCCTGACGATACAGACAATGATGAAACTACCGCATATCCTTCGTCGCCTGATAATATGGTTACTATTAATGTTAAAAAACCGAGAATATATAATTCATTGGTCGTCTTTAATGACAAATATGATTTAGTAAAGGATTATGTTATATATGACAGGATTAGTACAAATACGTATGAAATACTAAGTGTCGATAACACAAATACGAATGATTTTAAAATTAAAATTAATGCGGTTTTTGTTGATACCGATATAGCAGTAGATAAACAAAATAAAAATACAGTAGTATTTAAAGGTTCAAACCAACAACCAATATCGCCAAAACCAACATCCGTATCACCGTCTAATATATCATTTGCAAAAGAGTTTCTTGAACTTCGATTGAAGGATACGAATACTTACAAGGTCAATTATATTACAACAAGAGATTATGTTAGTAAATTAGAGACTGATATAAATTTCAAATCGAGCAAGGTTACGCATCAAAATAATCTATATCAAAGTCAGAATAATAAAAAGATATTTTTAGAACGTCAGGTATTAGCATACAATATCATCCTTGCGATTATAGTAATCATACTTGTTGCCATTAATGTTGTGAAAGTAGATAAGGAGGTTGTCAAAACGGTTTCTCTATCTTGCTTCGGTGTTATAATATTATTATTCGTGATATACTTCATATCAAACTTGACATACATAGAAACGTTCGCGGATTATTCTTCTAACAAACTTTTATATGATTTGTCATACACGTCAAGAGTTGTGGATAATTCTGCGAGTATCTATAAAGATAAAAAAATCAATAAATTAAAAGGGGAGATTACGAAATTAAATAATAGGTTTCTCGGTTATTTTGAAAAGTTAATTATTATGCTTCCCGCGTCAGAGAATTATAACTTTTATAAAGAAATCTCCGAGATTATTGATAATGACAGGGATAACAAATTGTTTATCAAGGATAACTTGGATTACAGTAAAAATCAGAATGATAATAACATCAACTCGATTAAATACGAGTTGGAAAATAACAAACTCTACATCAATACCCTTTTGATATCTTCTGTCATCTTCATCGGGTTATATAATCTGTATATACACTATATCACAGACGATAAATATCTGTCCTTACTGATATTCGTTTGCGTCATCATATTTGTCATCATCATATCCTATTACTACATCACGGCGAACCGACGTGTCAAAACGGTCTTCAAGAATATATATTGGGGTCCCGAGTTCTCGAAGCGATTCTAATCCAACTTCTTTTTTTATAAATTATATAAAAAGTTATAACTTATATATCTTAAATGGCTACTGAAAAAGACTGTGAAGACTGTGAAGACTGTGAAGACGGCGAAGACGGCGAAGACGAATATAGCGACTGTGAAGATAGCGATAACGATAGCGATAACGATAGCGATAACGATAGCGATAACGATAGCGACTATGACGAAGACATCGAAGACATCGAAGACGAAGACATCGAAGACTATGGCGAACCAGCAGGAGGATTTTTCAATAAGCACGACGAAGAGAATAATATGCGAGAGCGAGACAAGCAAAGAGAACAATCGAAACACAAACAGTCGAAGGCAGAGTCGAAGCAGCAGAAGCAGCAGAAGACAGAGTCGAAACGGGGTGTCTTTTTAATATTGAAAAGGATACCGCAGAAGGTGATTAAGAAGATTAAATATAACTTCTATAAGAAATACAATAACGACGAGAAGGGTTATTTTGATTCGTTATCAAAGAAGGAGAAAGCGACTGTAAGTATTTTAGAGGATAAATTGGAGGCGAGTCGTGCGACGCTTACCGTTCCTATGCGTTTCAAGATATTAGCCTTGGATATGAATGAACGAACCAAGCGAAGCATCATTTTCAAACTGGAATGTGTAAGCAGGATGTCTTCGACGTCGGGCGAATATCACAAAATAAATAATTGGCTCAGCATATTGAACGAGATTCCGTTCAATCGATATTATAACATACCTGTGAAAAACACCGACGGAAACGAGAAAATATGCGAGTTTCTAAGTAATATTCGCGAACGAATGAATACGCAAATATACGGACACAAGGACGCAAAGGAGCAAATCATACGCGTCTTGGCACAGTTAATATCATTTCCAAAGGCAAACGGATACATCATCGGAATACAAGGAGCAGCAGGAATCGGCAAAACGAAGTTGATTAAGGAGGGTATCTGTAATGCTCTCAATTATCCGAACGCGTTTATATCATTGAGCGGGACGGATGATGCGTCGTTTTTAAGAGGGCATTCATATACCTATGAAGGAGCAACATTCGGGAAGATATGCGAATCCCTCATCAAAACGGGCATTATGAATCCGCTTTTATTATTCGACGAATTGGACAAGGTATCGAATACAAATAAGGGACAGGAGATTATCAATACCTTGATTCATATTACAGACCCCGTTCAGAACGACCGTTTTACCGATAGATACTTTGAAGAAATCGACTTGGATATATCGCGTTCGATGATTGTATTCACCTTTAACGACGAAAGCCTAATCAACCCGATTTTAAAAGATAGGATGATTGTTATCAACGTGAAGGGATACAACAATCAGGAAAAACTCGTGTTGGCGAAAGACTACATCATACCCGAGATACTGCTACAATACAATCTTACAAAGGGCGATATTCTGTTTAGCGACGACGTCTTAACGCATATCATCGAGGCTATCGAGAGCGAGGAGGGCGTCCGCAATCTAAAACGAGCCATCAATAATAGTATCTCGTGGATAAATATGATGCGATATGTTAGCATCGATAACCTAAGCATCACGCTACCTTACGAGATGGATGTCAAGTATTACGACAAGTATTGCGGGAACGGTTCCGCATACAGTATGCGAAAAGACGTCTTACATTCCTTATATAATTGATTAATATTAATTTATTGTTTATTAATATTAATTTATTGATATTTTATAGGATAATATAAGTATGCGTCTTGTGAATGCCGTGAAGTCGGCGAAGGACGCGGGATATGCGGACGTTCATTATCGATTATTGAAGGCGAAAAGCGAGGGGTTCAAATATACCGCAGCGAATGCCTGTAATAATACTATTAAAACGCCAAGTAAGCATTCTGATTTCATATTCTTTGGTTGCTGGAATAATATAAATTGTAAAAAGGAATATATATATCGCGATATTGTGTTGGATTACATTAGTCTCCACGAGAAGGAGATAAAGCAATTGTATATCGCGGGGGATAACTGGTATCAAAATGAGCGGATGATTGACGGTGAAAACTTCAAAGTGTATTTGACGGACGTATTGATAACTGGATATGCCAAATTATATGCGATGGGAAAAGACGTCTATATTGCGGTTGGTAATCACGACGAAGACAAGGACGGTTTCCCCGACAATAAACTATTAAAGAAGGATTGTTCTATAAATACGCAAAAGTATTATTTAAAACACATTAAAGACGGTATGTTGTCGCCTTCACAGCCGACATTAGAAGGTTTATATTTGTTAGCAAACGGTAATCAACAACTTACCGATAATTATATGTGCGAGAACGGCGTGTATATATACGTTGATAATATAGGCGTTCGCTATAACAACGGGAATATCGTTATCATAATCAACACCAATCGGTTCGACGATTATGAAGAGGGGCTTAAATATGTTCGGAGCATACAAGCGGTTATAAGACGTGTTAAGAAGGTGAAGGGCGACGAGCAGATATTCGTGATGGGACACGTTCCTTTATTTGTCTTTAAAAATATAAAAGAAGTTGATACCATCCAACTACATCAAATCAATAAAGAAGACGCCAAATACAATATAATAATGGTGCGTTTATTTGATATATTAGCGACACATGATATCATCTATATATGTGCGGATACGCATAATTTTAGTATTATGAGGATTCAATGCGGTAATAAAGCAGTCATACAGATAACCGCGGGAACGGGTGGTGCCGACCCTGACGAATTAAGCGGGGATTATAGTAAGACCGCAAAAAATGTTAGTGTAGGCGACGCAGCCGACGCCACCGCAGCCGACGCCGCGAAAGGAAGGGTATTTAATATCAAAGCATACGCATTGAACCCGTATGGATATGTATCGATAAAAAAAAGGCGTAGCAATGGCGGAACGGGCGGAACGGGCGGAACGGGCGGAACGGGCGGAACGGGCATAACTGTGTGCTATAAGAAGATTGATGTTGATACGGTGAAAATATTCACATACAGTGTCGATATGGATACGAAAATGATTGAACCGAAGGTATCTCCTTCTACGAAGGTGTCTTCTACGAAGGTGTCTTCTATGAAGGTATCTCCTTCTACGAAGGTGTCTTCTATGAAGACGTCGTCTTCTAAGGTATGCTCTATACCCCTATCGTCAGACTATATAACCAGTATAAAACCGAATGTTTTATGTTATAAAAAGGAAAAAGAGAAAAAAGATAAAAAATAAAATAGTAAAAGTAATATAGATGATGTTGTATAACCTTGCGATATTCCTCGCGGTATTCACAACAGCCGTAGTAGCATTCCTCGCATTCTATTTTATCTATATCTATAACCACGTCGAGAAATACGAGAACCGCGACACCGTAGCAGCGGACGCAGCGGATGCAGCGGACGCCCATATCTATTTTATGACATATAAGGAGACCGCCAACTTCTTTGCGAAGGATAGGGATAACTATGTTCGCAATCTGTCGGACTTGGATTTACACGCACGGGGCGTCAAGACGCACGTCGAATATATGAATCATATCGATGATACCGCTATATCCTTCACAGACGATGAAAAGGAACTGCTCGAACGGTGTGCGAAGGATGCCGACAAGTATTTAAGGAACGAACGATTTAAGGAATTGGATTACGGGAAGCATTTGAACGGCAATGACATTGCGGATATCAAGTGGATATTTGCGAACACCTATACGAACTATCATCTCGATACGATTAAAGAGAACGAACAGGGATTACCGCATACACGAGAAAACGTCATTTTATTATCTAAAAATGTGTTAAAGAATGATGCGTTAAACTTGACGAACACTTTGCTACACGAGAAAATCCACATCTATCAACGCTATAACCCGAAAATATTTGACACCATCATAAAAGAAATGGGGTTGAAAGAGTTGGATAGGAAGCACTTCAAACAGGCGAAGTATATCCGCTCGAACCCCGACACCAATAACAAACTCTATTATTACCCGACTGTGAAGGGCATCGGTGGCATCGGTGGCGGTGGTGGTGGTGGTGGCATCGGTGGCATTCTCGATATCATAACTGGCTCTGGTGGCGACGGCGACACCGAAGGGGCTGACGCGATTCCCGAGTATGACATTGAGAAGGTGATGGTTTGCCTGTATCGCAATGACAAGCCGAATAGTATCAACGATGTGATACAAAAGAACTACACTGCGGAACACCCTTACGAGAAGATAGCATACGAGATTGCCGAAAACTTCTACACGAATAACAAAAATAAATATATAAATATATAAATATATAAATATATAAATATATAAATATATAGTGTTTCAATAAGTATAGGAGACAATCGAAGATAATCGGCGGAGATGGACGAAGTTATGAAACAAGCACCCGATAATGTTTTGAGAGAGGATGTAGAAGTCATCTTTAAAAAGAATAATGAGAACGTTATCGATACCTTAATCGATTTATGGAAGTTGGATGTGCCGAAATCGAATGTCGATTTAAAAAACGACACGGATAAATGGGCGAACATACGAGATGTTTGCGATTCCTTCGATTTAGAAATGCAAACGCAGATGAATCGGTTGAAGAAACATTAATTTTTATCTATGATATAATAATATATATCATTAAGAATAAGAATAAGAATAAGAATAAGGATGGCGATTGAAACCTACGATTTTCCTAAATTAACGCAGGTGATTAAGGATGTCTTCCCTGTGAAATCGTGTAGCAATCCGTTATTTTGTAATTTTAATTTTAATATGCTAAGCAAATACATCAATCTATCGACTGGACTCTTTATGGGGAATGAGTTCGCTATAAAACAAGCACAGACACTCGGCAGAGGCGACGGTATGGGTGGTTCTGGCAGTATAAGTTTCGATGACGAAGATGACTTTTCGTCGCCCTCGAAATACTTGTATTATAATACGGATATTAAATATCCGCAATATTAAATATCCCTCGTATAATTAGATTTAAATGTTTCGAAATTTAGCATTCGAAGTATTCTTGATTCTATCAATTGTTCTCCTCGTTTTCTCGATGATGCCAATAATCGAATTGAAATACCATAGCGATTTATACGAGACGATTGAAACCTACAATATGTATTGTTTGGGGAACGATAAAGAAATGTTGAATGAGGTGGATGTGAAAGATACGTACATGTGGAATATGGCGACGTATCTCTATGATTACGACACTGTTCAGGGATATTTATTCGGGAAAGATGAAACAAGCACAAGGGCGAAGAAGGAACTGAATGAAAATGAGAAGGAGGAAGGATTTGATTATAAGGAGTTGAAAGATGATGATTTATACCTCACCAAGATATATCGGTATTACCACGATAGGTCTGGTTTCTTTATGATATATATGATTATTCTCTTTGCCTCGTCTTTCGGTATCTATTTATTTGCTTCGTCTTTGGGCGATTTAAAGATGTGTATGTCGGGCGACGTAGGCAACAATGCCAATATCACCGAATACTTCCGATACTATCTGTATGGGTTTGTTCTCTACATACTACTATTCGCAACCTTTTTCGGGATAATATCAAAGAAGATTACCGAGATATACAAGAGATACGATACGGAAACCTATGAATATATAATGTTAATGAAAGAACTGGATATCATTTTGAAGGAGAATAAAATAACAGAACCTGATAACAACACTATCATCGAGATATTAAAAAAGCATTCTAAAAGTAAGATAAACGACATACGGTATATCGCGATATACAATAAAGACGCGATGTATAAACTCGCTGTCGCACAAAAGGAGAAGAGTATAATCATTATAGACAATCCTGAAACAAAGGAGATAGACGAATCCAAAACAGACACATACAAAAACACCAATGATGACACAGATAAACTCATACGGTTAAAGAATATTAATCGGCTCGAGTATTATAATAGCGAGGATGCGAAGAACAAGGTGAAGGGCAAGGTAGCCGACATCTTTCGATTTATTTATGCTTACCTTTTCTTCTTAATCGTCCCGATATATTTGCTATCCGTATCGCTCAAAGGGAACTATATCTATTTATTATTCACGCTCATCCTCATCATCGTATTTACTATATCGGTGTATAATATTTACAATACTTTACAATAATGAAGAATGAATATGAAGAATGAATAATGAGAGACACGTGTCTCTGGGTATATCTTTTTTTCTTTCTAAGGTTTAAAGTGAAAGCAAAAGTTAAAATGATGTTTGCTTCGACGATAAACTTAACAATAATAACGATGATGATAATCATCTATTTGAACGAGATGCGAAATATCAGTATGTTCCTCTTTAACTTCAACTATATAAAGGATTTGGCGAGAATCATAATGGACGAAAAATGTAATAGCGTCTATTGCGAGGCGGAGACAGACAGATACCAAATCGCCAAGAACAGTTATAACCTACTGATGCCAAACGATGTCTTCAATTCGAAGACGTATATCATCTTCACCTTCATAATCTCGATAATGATTTTCATATATTATTATTCGATGCTCGATTTAAGTAATTACGAAGACTCGTCGTGGTGGATGAAGTTCGCATATATCATCATTCATTTGTCTTTGCTAATTATTTTAATTGGTATGATAATTTACAGATATATTCCTTACGATGAAAAAGGATATGAGAATTATTTTAAATTATTTAGAAAAGGAAATTCGGCGAGTGATGGGTTTGCTTCGGTTGTTGGGTTATTAATGTATCTCGTCATTCCATTCTGTGTAGTCTTTCTAAAAAGGGATATAATGGGGGGACTGTTGAATGGAACAGATATAGAAAAAAGAAATAAAGGGATTATTATATTCATTGCATTATGCTGTTTCATCGCATCCATCACGCTCGTATTCAATCTAATGAATATCGTGATGAGTTTTCGCACAAACACGACACCTATGTTGAAAACAACGTGTTTAGGATGGTCTCTTCAAAACTCCTTTAAGGGACACCTTGAATATAAATTTGGTGATGCAACTAAAACGCCTATTAAAACAGAATACGATAATATTAATAATCTGACAGTTGAAACAAAAGGAACAAAAAGCCTTTTAGAAGGATGTGGTGCGAATATATTGTCGGTTATCGACGTGTTAATCGCATTCGAAGAATGGACTAACGTAGTCATAAATGGGTTTTCTACAACAGATACTAAATATGCGACATACCTAAAAAATATAATTAATACAAACTTTGACTTATTAGATAAGAACAAGTATGTGCCATATAACCAGTTTACATCCGAAGTATCCCTGATATTTGACAAAAAGGTGAATATACCAAACTATTATGGTAATCCCAAAGATGACGACCCTATTTTGAAAACCTACCCTAATTTTAGTTCAGAACATAGCGTGAATAGCAACGACCGCAATAAGGATTATGTATATACCGCCGACATATCCTATGGTAATGCGAATGTATTCTATGAAAAATACTGGGATATTGATGATACAGAAGGTGATTTCTTATGGAAGTATGATTATTTCGTGCCTACGTATTTAGTGCCTACGTATTTACTTGGAGGTGGAGAAAATAGACCAAATCTATTGAAAATACTAAACTATGTCGCTATATTCACTGTTGCTATCTTTATTATATCATGTATTTGTTATTATATTAAAACAGATTTTTTAAATGCTTTTATAAAATCTTTTGAAATATTAACTCCTTTAATCGCCCTCGTCGTGTTCTTAACATTTATAATCGTATTCATTCGCTTCAACACGAACTTTAATAAGAATGTGGTGTATAAATGCCTCGATTGTAGTTATAAAAGGGCTTTAAATAAATTGAATACGATAGTCTCTCCTTATATACGAATGTATGATACCAAGATAACGACGGGTAATAAAAATTACCTTCATCACTACATCATCACCAATGTATTCTACTCCATATTGAGTGGTAATATAAACTTAGTGAATAATATGGATACCCGAGCATTTAATAAAGACAATGATGATAAGTATTATTACGGAATTGAAGGGATTAAGTCGAATCGATTAAAATTTACAGGAATGAATAATAGTATTCTTAGCAATGATAACCAGTTTAGAGAATATTACAAGTCGAGATATAGCGACCTATATAATGTCAAGGATACCGAAATTACAAAGATATACGAAGTATTTTTAAATATATTTGAGGTATATTCGACTGTTCCGACGACAGAAGCCGATATCGATACATACTTTAAAGGCACTGTTCTTAAATACGATACTATTTTAAAGATTTATTGTATTATTAAAAAATGCTTTGAGTTGTTTAATGAGGATAGGTTCAATAACAACTTAGTATATTATAATAACCGCGACCCAAATAAGAACTCGGCTACGCAGATAACCATCGATTCCTACAAGCGATTCGCTTTTTATAAAAACGGAGACAAACTCATACCGCATCAGTTTATCTTAAAATTAACAAAAAGCGAATATGAGGATTTTGTAGATGCTGAGGTAGTGGCAGTAGCCGCAGTAGTTGCAGGAACTGCAGGATATACAGCAGCAAAACCTGCTGTTCTTGCTGCTGCTATTAAAAAATACCATACAGATACAATAACGGGTTTTGATACGGCTCTTGGAAACGGTAATCCTAAAATCACGGTTGCTACTCCTCCTACCGCTACCGATATGACCCCTATATTAGATGATGATATATCCTACGAAGATTCCATAAATCATACACCAGACGTCCGAAATAAAAATATAATCAAAATCATCGCCAAGTATCTATTGATTCTCGGGCATATAAATTATAACGGGATTGAATATAAAAAGGAAACTGTCGATGCGAATAAAAAACAAATATTTGATTTGAGAACACGGAAACTGTATCAATTGATTTCGAACGTTTCATATAACGATACGTATGACGGTATCAATGATACGTTTGTTAAAATAAGCGATATCGCATCTGGTGGTATAACAGGAACTATTACAGACGCAACCACATACAAAAAATACAAAACGCTAACCTATATGTATAACTACTTGGAAACCAAGTATGTCTCGTTGTCCTCGAATAATAATAAGAATTACTTATTGAATATCATACAGAGTATCAATAATACCCTGAATAACGACGACAAAATCATAACCGCTACAACTGGTAGCAAAGAGTCCAAATATTTATTTGCCAAAAGAATCGAAGAAATGAAGGTACCGCCAGAATACGAGGATGAAAAAGCGATTTTAGAGAAGGCGATTCGTATATCGACGACATCCTTCGAATCCACGTATTATATGAATATGCTCATTATAATATGCTACATAATCGCTACAATAAAATCTGTTTAAAGATTAAATAGATAGATAAATGACTTTGACGCCAGATGAAATAAAAACAGCAAGAAATAATGCTAAAACTGCCGAGAAATTAAGATTAGAGCATTGTGGCGAAGCAGACAAATGTTATTATGATATGTCAAGCAAGATACGAGAGTTCTTACACAAGGACACGTATATTCTCGAACACACAAACAACATCAAGAAGGATGACAGCAACGATAGAATGAAGGTATTTTATAACAAGTTCTTCCAGCCCTATAAAGTGAATAAAAATAAAAAAATAAAGGACTCGGATAACCAATATTATTTCAATACGTTTGGGATTTTACCATTGGAATTGCTACCCGCCTCCTATATACCCTTCAATTATAAGAACTTCGAAATGAACTTGGACAGATTATCGAAGGGCGAGATATTTTACGAAGAAGACTATAAGAAAATATTCGTAGATTACGATACTGTCAAGAAGGAGACGACAAAGGATACGATACCGAATAATTACATCAACGACACCGATTTAAAGGACTATTTAACCTATTGCCTGAAAGATAAATTGAGCGACCCGAAAGCGATTTTTAACGCGTATAATACACAGCGGATGACGGGACACGTTATGGTATTGTGGTTTTTTAGTATTATAATGATGCTCTTTGTGGTATATTATTATTACCGCGATATATACTCCTATATACTCTTGGGTATCACGATACTCCTCGTGTTTGTAGCGATTGTTTGGAAGATGATATATATACTTAATATAGACTAAGGCTATGGCTAAGGCTATGGCTAAGGCTAAGGACTTAGACAATTTTTATTATCTATAATACGATTAAGGAAGCCTACATATAATGAATAAGGAAGCATTAAAATCCATTTACGCATACAATATGCTTTTTAACAATTCGAGTGGTAGTATTAATACGGACGGCGATGTTAAATTGAATACGCATTTGATAAGCGATTTTGATTTACAGAACTTCAATCCCAAACGTTTCGAGTATTATACGACATTATTAAAAATGTTTGATAATGACCCCGAAACATTGACAAATGTGCTAAATAAATATTATAGCGTAAAGAGCCTCAAAGCGAAGGAACGGAAACTAATTCGAGAAATCAACGATTATGTAAATAAAATCAACAAGAGAACTGTCGGCGGAGCAGTAGGTGGTGACGGTGATATGATGGAAGATATAAAGAAATTAGAAGATTTGTATGAAAAACACCTCTTAGAGCAACTGCAAGAGACAATGAAACAAACTGCGTCTAACCTCCCATCAACGCCCAGTGCTAAATTGTCTTCTAAATCCCTACTACTACAAACACCATCACAATCAGTATCCCAAAAGTCCAATAAATTTTCTAATGCGATTAAAGTATTTAAGAAAGCAATAACAGGGTTTGCGGAACAGACACAAAAAACAAAGGAAGTGATAGACGAGTTCGAAGAAAGCATCAATAACTTTGAACAAACTATAAATAATCAGTTAGGTGGTAGTGGGATAGATGTAGATACTTTTATAACTAATATGAAAACAAAGAAAACAAAGAAAGGTGATAACGACAGAATACAGATACCAGAATATATATTGGATATGGCAAGAGGTATTATAAAAGAGGCAAGAAAAGATGTTAAATCAGCAAGAAAAGTTTTGAAAGAGGCAACAAAAGAATCAGACCCCAATGTGGCAGGGGGTTTAAAAGCACAAGTTTTCAATGCGAAGGGAGTATCTACAATACTTAAAGAACAATTAAAAGAGAAAATAAAGGAATCAAAAAATGCGACACAAGAATACGTGAAAGAAGCGACAATAATATCGGCGAAAGCGTTGGCATTAGAAGCATACGCGAATGAATATGCAGCGTTTGCCAATCATCAATTGGAAGAAGCAGAGGGAAAATACGAAGAAGCACAAGCGATTCTCGCGTCATTACCGCAAGATACAAGAGTTAATACTAAGAAGAATGATAACGCAATATTAACGGTTAGAAAGGCTAAAATAGCAAACAGTAAAAAAGAAGTATATGACGCGTGTAAAGAGAGAGAGAAGTTAGAAGGATTTGTTGTGTCAGAAGGTGCACAAACACAAAAAGACCCCGCATTGAAGGTAAAAGAAATAGCAAAGGAAGTTGCTATACCAAAAGCATTAACCGATATACGTGGCTTAGGAGCAAAACCCATCGAACAGACCTTGGCAGGACAAGCAAATGATGACGCAGATAAAGCAAAAGAAGAACAAATGACAATATTAGAAATATCAAAAGGATACTTATCCATCGATAAACACCCCATAACAAATATAAAAATTATACAAGATGCCGTACGAGATACAAAAACAGCATTGGATGATGCACGTAAAGAAGTCGAAATAGCAAAAAATGCGGCGATGATTGCGACAACAAAGACAGAAGGAGTGAAAGAATTAGTCGAAAAAATGAAAGAAGAAGAAAGGAAAGTAAAGAAATTAAAGAAAGAAGACCTGATAGGACACGTATTGGCAAAGAAGGCAGAAACAGAAGCAAAAGCATTCATTGAAAAAGCGAGAACTTTAATAATAGAAGTGGAAGACCAAAAAAATTATGCGTATGAGCGTAGTAAGAGTGCGGGTGATGAGTTAGTAAAGGCAACCACAGAAGTAAGTAAAGCGACTACGGGTAATGTTCAAAAAGATGCACAAGGAGAAGCAGACGCATTAACCGTAGCAGAAGCAGAAGCAAAAAAAGAAGCAGAAGCAGCAGATGATTCGTCTTCATCACCAATGCCATCTACAAGAAGAATAGGATTAGGAAGTAGATTATTACCGGGTGGTTTTAGTAGTAAAGGCGGAGCAAGTCCAGAGGAGAAATATAGCGACGATACATTAAAGGCTCAGTATTTAGACAAGTCGCGTTATCGTTCTATTTCCCCTCGAATGAAGCAAGAGTTCAGGGACGTGAGAGACTCGAATAAAGGCAATGTAGTTCGCATCAAGACCGACAACAAGATAGACCAACTGTCGAATGATATCGACATATACAATGCGTTATCCGTCGAGGATAGGGAGGATAACGCCGAGAACATCATCAAGAAAATAAAGGATTTTGAGAATGACCCGCAAAATCCCTTGGAAGAGTTGGAGATAACCTTAGACGACCGAATCGTATTCATTATCGCAACCTTTTTTATCCGATATATCACCTTGCTTATGGTTCAGTGGTGTATCGATATCAATATCATAACCTCCTTCTACGAAGGGTTCATATATTACGCTATCATATACATCATATTGTTTTGGTTTGTCGTGTTATTCATCAATATCGACAATAGTTATGACGTGAAATATATGAACTTCAATGGGATTATAAATAGCATTCGCTCGTTATTTTACTATTTTTATATGGGAACGAATGGGATTTCGCGGTTATTAATCCACACATCACTTATCATCTTGTTAATCGTCATACCTATCATATTGAATATCAAGAAGAAGCCTGAGTTCAAGGACGAGGCGAACGACGAGCCTGTCGCAAACGTGAAGATATTAACCTACGACGAGCGTAAGCAACTCTCAAAGACGCTTACGCTATTCACTATGTTCATTTGGCTATTCACAAGTATAATCGCGACAAAGTTTTAGAATATATATATCTCTAATTATTTTAGATGGATGGATAACTTACGCTATATATCTTTACAATATATCAAGGGGGATAATTATGAAAAAATACAATGCTTCAAGTATGAAGAAACGTTGGAATTATTGGAGATGATTAAAAAAGGGCAGGATTATTCGAAACCGACATTCGACGCATTAGAGGAGATTATGGAAGAAGAGAAGTGTCCGATTGGAGAGAGTTTTTTGAATGACTTGGTAAATTATTATAATTTCAAAGATATCAAAGAAGCAATCGAAGATATTAAAAGGGAAATCGAATATACTGGTTATGATAGCAAAAATGGAGATACCCGAACGGAACTAATAAAGAGTTTAAATGAATTAATAAAAGGTGTAGAGGGAATCGGCAGTGGCAAAGTAGAAGATATAGGAGAAAAGATATATGAAACTGAAAAATTTAAAATATCTGCGAACGTATTAAAAAAATATACCACGTTCAAAGAAAATGCTTCTAAATACGAGTTGGAGTTTGAAGTTTTAACAGCAAACAACACACAAAATAATAATTATAAAAAGGATGTCGAAACTGATTTCGCAAACTTTATCATTGATTTTGACTATGTTAATGTTAATACAGAAGATTTTAAAAATAAGGTAAGAGATAATATAAAAATAATTTTAAAAGCCTCAGAAGGAACGAAAGAGCATCTGTTAATATACTTGAACCTCTTGAAGGTAGTTTTATTATACGAGGATAGTCTCGATGCCATTATGGAGTTATTTAACAAATATATCAAAATATGTAAGAGGAATATTGGTAAATACGAGGACTTATTCAGTAAGAACGACATCAGTAATATCGATGACGCGTTTATGATTAAATCCTATGCCACGTTTTTACATAAATTAGAAACATTAAAAAAGAACTTGGAAGGCAAAGACAAGACGAAATTAGAGAGGGCTTTGAAAAACGCATTAGAACGGTTGTTTGATTTGTATGGCATCAATGACACAGAAGCAATCATAAATGACCCGAAAAGTCATTTTTACGACCGTCTCTTACTCTAACTCTAACTCTAACTCTAACTTATTTTTATACTTTTATAAAACATAATAAAAAAAATGGAGGATGGAGGCAATTTAATTGGAATAGGCAAGTCCGCCCATACCCGAGAGAATACGGAGAACGTTGTAATTCACCGCGTATATGCTGATGACACCAGTAATGCTCGATGAAAGCGAAAGCACCGCAGTATCGATACGGGACATATTGAGAGTTCCACTGGGTTGATGCTCCTCGGGTTTGAGGGCGAAAGAATAGACGTTGATACCTTGATGGAACTTGTCGGGGGTATTCTCGTGGTGCTGATAAGGTTGGACGAGGGAGAAATAATCACCCTTGCGAGTCGCGAAACGGTCATTACCGTTAAGCATTATCTTAGCACTCGTGACAGGGTTGGTGGAATCGAGGTGGTCGTTGTTGTGTAGCCCGTTTCCAGCAGATGAGTAATTGTTCCAATACACATCCGTAGTGGTATCCTTGATAGTCCAGACGAGTTCCTTACACGGGTGATTGAAGTTCATACGGATGCTCTTCATTGACTCGCCAGAGGAAGTGATAGAGTCCGCACCGGTAAATTGAAGTTGCTCGATTAAATACTCGTGCGACAGTTGAGCGAATCGGCGACGTTCATCGGTGTCGAGGAATATGTAATCAACCCACAGAGTCGCCTTTTCTAATTTAAGAGTTAAATTATTAGAAAGAGAACCGTTTGCGGTAGTAGTTCCAGCAGTTTTTAATTCTTCAACGAGAGTGAAGTTCTTAGCACCAGTGTCCTTCATTAATGCCTCGTTCTCATACTCGATGTTGATTTTAACTTCGTGGTATTGGAGAGCGATTAAAGGAAGGGCGAGTCCGACGTTGCGACAGAACCAGAACTCGAGAGGAACATACAGTTCATAACTTTCGCCTTGGACGAGTTTGGTTGCGATATTACGAGCGTTGGCACCGACCATCACGTTGTAGCCGTTGCGTTTTCCGATAGGGAGGGAAAGTTCGTTCCAGATGTATAGCCATTCGGAGTAATGCTTATCGATGCGTTGTCCGCCAATCTCGAGTTCAATCGTCTTTAACAGTTTGTGTCCGAAGTTAGGAACAAGAGCAACCGCATCGGTGGATGTAGCACTTGTAGGAGCAGTGATTACACCATAGAAATATACACGATGGATTAAATCACCGTTGCGGGTGATTTGGAAACTCACGCGAGAACCGAGAGAATTACTGCCAGTAGGTGTTTGCTCGATAGCCTCAATCGCGAAGTTGGTGTGGCGACGATAGACAACCTTGAAGAAGGTAATTTGAGGATTACCAGTTAAATAAACATCCTGTGCTCCGTATGCTACTAATTGAAGAAGACCACCACCCATTTACGCTATATTCTTTATACTATTAGAGGAGAAAAAAAAAAGGCAATTCAATACATTCCATACATCGAGATATTGATATATATTGATATATAATTTAATTGGAATAGGCAAGACCACCCATACCCGAGAGGATACGGAGGACGTTGTAATTGACCGCATACACATTTAAAGTGGTGTCAGAAGTTAAGCCAGTCTGGAAGTCGATGGAAAGCGTAGCAGTATCGATACGGGACATATTGAGAGTTCCACTGGGTTGATGCTCCTCGGGTTTGAGGGCGAAAGAATAGACATTGATACCCGCGTTCGCAGGGATATTCTCGTGATGCTGGAAGGGTTGGACGAGATTGAAGTATGACCCCGGACGTGCTGAGAAACGGTCGTTGCCATTAAGTATCAGTTTGGCAGTCGCAACAGTATTTAAAGAACCGATTGCCTTATTGTGTAAGGCGTTCAGGTTATAATAGTAAGGGAGGGACGCGACAGCACCATTGGTAGTCGTGTAGTTGAACCAATTGTTATTGGTAAGTTGTTGTGAAGCAGTTGCCTTCTTGTTCGCGAACCACACAAGTTCCTTACACGGGTGATTGAAGGAAAGTTTAGAGTTCAACTTGGCAGACGAAACAGACTCCGAACCCGTGAATTGAAGTTGTTCTATTAAATACTCGTGCGACAGTTGAGCGAAACGACGGCGTTCATCGGTGTCGAGGAATACATAATCGACCCACAGTGTCGCGTCAGGGAATGCGGAAAGGACGTCCGCAGAACCACGGCATAACTCGGCAGTCTCGAACTGGATGTTGATTTTCACCTCGTGATATTGGAGAGCGATTAAAGGAAGAGCGAGACCGACGTTGCGGCAGAACCAGAACTCGAGGGGAATATAAAGAGTCTTGCCATTATAGCCAGTTCCTCCCGCCGCTCCTACCATCTTATTGTAGCCATCACGCTTTGACTTTGGTAGCGAAAGTTCGTTCCAGACATACAGCCAATGCGAATAATGCTTGTCTATCTTTTGACCACCGATTTCAATTTCGACATAGTTGATAACGCGAAGCCCATAGAAAGCACAAAGGGAGGTTGCGTTAGGAACTTTCAGGGAAAGATACATACGATGGACTAAATCGCCATTACGAGATATTTGGCACGTTACGCGATTGCCATACCCGGGGGTTCCGTTGAAGGTTTGTCCAATAGCCTCAATCGCGAAGTTGGTGTGGCGACGATAGACAACCTTGAAGAAGGTAATTTGAGGATTACCAGTTAAATAAACATCCTGTGCTCCGTATGCTACTAATTGAAGAAGACCACCACCCATTTACGCTATATTCTTTATACTATTAGAGGAGAAAAAAAAAAGGCAATTCATTCATACATCGCATATTACATTAATGACATAATGAATAATGAATACGATTAATTGGATTAATCTGATTAATTGGAATAGGCAAGTCCGCCCATACCCGAGAGGATGCGGAGAACGTTGTAATTCACAGCGTATATGTTGATACCATCATAAGTTAGGGCAGGTGTGTCTGTTAATGACGTAGTTATCGCCTTGGTGGTAACCATCAGCGTCGCGGTATCAATACGGGACATATTGAGAGTTCCACTGGGTTGATGGTCTTCGGGTTTGAGGGCGAACGAATACACGTTGATACCGGGGTTATTCGGTATGTTGGTGTGATGTTGATAGGGTTGGACGAATGAGAAATAAGCACCATCGCGAACACTGAAACGGTCGTTGCCATTTAATTGAAGTATAGCGTCCGCGAAAGGCGATGAAGCACCAATGGTAGTATTGGTGGTATTGCCATTGACAAAGTCGAAACCAGCCATATAATTCGAAGAAGCATAATCGGTTGTATATTGGGCTAAGGATGCATTTGGAACGACTTCGGCAACTAATGCGGAAGTTAAATCGACGATATCAGTGTCCGTGTAGTTATACCAAGAAGCCTTACGAGAATAGTTGTTCGGCTTAGCGACCCAAATAAGTTCCTTACAGGGGTGATTGAAGTTGAGTTTCACACGGTTGGTAGAACCGCCATTCAGGGTTTCAGTTCCAGTGAATTGAAGTTGCTCTATTAAATACTCGTGCGACAGTTGGGCGAATCGTCGGCGTTCATCGGTGTCAAGGAATATGTAATCGACCCACAGAGACATATCGGTTATGTTGGCGACAGTTCCGACAGTTTCGGTTTTATATGCCTCAGACTCCGAAACAGTTCCAGCAGCCGCCTTTAAATCGATAAGGCAGTTAGCCTTCGTCTCGAAATCAATCTTGATTTTCACTTCGTGGTATTGAAGAGCGATTAAAGGAAGTGCGAGACCGACGTTGCGACAGAACCAGAATTCGAGGGGGATATAAAGGGTGGTGTTGTTGAACGAGGTGATATCCTTGTCGGCACCGACCATAGTGTCATAACCGTATCGCTTACCACGGGGGAGGGAGAGTTCATTCCAGATATACAGCCAGTCCGAATAGTGCTTATCGATTTGTTGTCCGCCAATCTCGATGAGAACGGATTTAATGAGGCGAAGCCCTATGTAATTGACATATCTCGCACCGGTAGTCAAAGTCGGGATGCCAGTGATTTTGGGTAATTCGACTTGGAGATAGACACGGTTGATTAAATCACCGTTGCGAGATATTTGGCAATTTACAGTCTGTCCGTATCCAGCAGTTCCATTGAAGGTTTGTTGGATAGCCTCAATCGCGAAGTTGGTGTGGCGACGATAGACAACCTTGAAGAAGGTAATTTGAGGATTACCAGTTAAATAAACATCCTGTGCTCCGTA